GAAACTGGTTTGATTTGGGTGTTTTAAGGCGATTTAAGACAGGTTAATGATCTTTAGCTATGATTGTATGGGAGGAGGGGATCATTGCCTGGTTATTGGATTGGAGGGAATTGTAAATAATATTTGGTGGATTGTGAGAGTTTTTTGGTAGGCGGGGGTTATTAAATTTGTAGCTACAATTAAGAAAGTATTAACAAATAAAAGTAGCTACATTGCTTTAAGGCGTATTAAATTTGTAGCTACATATTAATTATGGCAAAAACAAATCAAATAGGAGTTAGATTTGATTTAGACCTTTGGGAGCAACTTGATAAAATGGGCTACTCAACTGCTCAACGCAAACTTAATTTTTTGGAAGGTTGGTATATTCTAAATTTAGAAAAGGTAGTTGCTTTTAATAATCTTGAGGAAGAAAAAAACAAAATCAATAAAGAAAGAGAGCCTATAAAACCAATCGAACAGAAAAAGATAGTAACAGAAAAAGAATGTATTACACAAAAACCTGAAAGAATGAAAGGCGAAGATTCTGTTGATTATGCAGGTAGGGTTAATGAATGGAAAAAATCTTTAAACAAGTAGTATGAGAAAGTCTATAATATTAGTATGTTTATTTACAAGTTGTACGGTTATTCCTAATCAGCAACAAACTGTTTTACGCACATCATCTTTCCAAGATGCGTTTATAACCCCTACTCAATTACCAATAGCATCTGATAGAAATGTGATTATACCTGTTCCAAATCCTTTTCCAACACCTACTATTGGTTGGGCTATTCAAGGAGTTGATACACCCCCAGATAGCACACTTTATTACATGGTGGTTAATAATGATACTGTTTATAGGCAATATCCCGATACCGTAATTGTTAATGGAGATTCAGCAGTCAATAATTGGCTTGCTTTAGGATTTTATGTAAGTTTTAGTGGCAATAAAATACTTAGAGCGCCGGATAAAAAAGATTTTAAATATATCAAACAGATACCATGAATGAAGAAACTAAAAAACAAATAGAACAATTAATCAACCAAAGAAAAGAATGGTTAATTGAAAGTTTAGTTAAGTTCTGTATTGAATTGGTTGAGAAACAGAATACTGATTTATTATTATTTGATTTCTGCAAGTGGCTTTGTGATAATGGGTATAAAATAAACGGCTATGATGATGGGCAACTAACAAGAATTATTGAATTATACCAACAAAAACAAACCATCTAAAACAATAAAGTATGTTTAAAATGATTGTAATAAGTGCAGGGATAATTTTTACGGTAGGATTTTTAACAAGTGTTGCTGCGGGCATATATCATGAATTTATTAACCCCAATACCGATACAGAAGGAGTTTTGGAAGTTTATCTCACATCCCTTATCGGAATTGTTTGTTGTATCAATTATTTCAAACCAAACCACCTAAAACAATAAACAAATAGAAACTTTAAAAACAAAAATAAAATGAAAAAAATCTTAATTTCAGTAGCACTTTTAATTAGTGCTTGTACAAAAGAAAGTAATTCTAAACTAAATTCATCTGATGTAAACAATGCTCACATGGTATTGGCCACGATAACGTGCGCTTGCGACAAAAACCCATATTATGAAGTATGGTATAGCCTTTCGCAAACGAAACCAGGAATTGGTACATTTATAATTTTTAGTTCTGATAGTGTCCATGTAAGCAGCTTTGTAAAAGTATCTTCTGTAGATGGTAGTAATAATATGTTTATTTGGCACACAGGATATGCTAATGGTGTTGGGGCATTATACATTATAAAAGGAACTAAACCAACTAAAGGCGAAGCACTCACATTTGTATTAGCGGAATTAAAAGACTTACATAATCTTGATTGCTCTGCTTGCCCAAATACGCCTATTAGCCCCAAACATCCTTTTGATACAATACCAATTCCTTAAATAAATTATTTTTGGATATATTAAAAGTGAATTATAACTTTGATTTCTATAACCATTATTGGTTACGTAGTGACGTACGATAAGAAGTTTGTTTGTTATTCTTCATATTACAAAAGCCTCATCGTTGCGTCACCAACTTTGGGGTTTTTTTATTTACCCCTCATTCCTAAAAGCAAAGAAGGGAGCGTTTAAACTCCCTTGAATGACTTTCCTATTTGATTTTACTTTTACACTTCAGAAACGTAAAGGTAGAAAAAAATTGCAGAATATCAAATGAAAATCTCCTGCGCACAACTGTCATTTGTTAAAATTGCTCTACAATCCCAAAAACATCAAAGCCATACATTATCATTCAAAACAATAAAAAAGCCCCGCAATAGGGCTTAAAATTGATTTTATAACTATTTTGGAGTTTTATGCAAACAACAATGCAGTTTGTTGTAATGATGCTTCGGCGGCTTTACAATTTTGGATTGCTTTTTTGAAATAGCTTGCCTTTAATTCGCATCCAATTCCATACCTGCCCCTTAAAATAGATTGATATATTTCACTACCTATCCCCAAAAAGCAAGAAAATACAGTATCGCCTTCATTTGTCCATAAGGTTAAACATCTATCAATAATATCCAAACTTAAAGGCGCAATATGCTTTTCGTCTTTTTCTTCATGACCATCGCCGAACAGACTTACATTACTGTTATTTAAATTCTTTGAGAAATCCACATCCATCCAAACCGGACTTGCATATTTCTGCCATGTGTCAACTGATATTTTACATTTAACCGGATTAATATTTTCGCCTGGTTTGCGAAAGATCAATAATTTATCAGGAATACCGACCCTACTCATGCAACTATCCTTACCTAATTGTTTATGTAATAATCCTAATGCTTTTGTTCTTTGCATTTCTGTTACCGGATTCTTCCAACAAACCACTTCACTATGAAAGATAAATCCTTCCTTTTCATGTGCATCAATAATCATGTTGCTGAATGAACGCAAACCTATATAACCTTCTTTGCCTTTCTGAATTGGCAAATCCATGCAATGTTGAACTACTAAATGACCCGCTTTCATTATTCGATATAAGTCTTTTGTAAGGTAGCTATAAGCATTAAAAAACTCTTTATAATCCTTACTATTACCCATATCTGCCAATTCATCTGAATAAACATAAAGAGATGCAAATGGCGGAGATTGTATAGAAAAATCAATACTATTATCGGGTATTTCTTTGATACGTTTAACCGTATCGCCATGCATTAATTTAAATTTAGACGTAATAAAATCTTCATGCCATACAGTCTCTTTAACTTTTGTATCAATATTTAATGTGCGATTACAAGCATCTGTCATTTCCTGTTGCATAATTTCAAATTGTTTTTCTTTTTGTTTAATTGATTCAATTACATTTTCCATAGTATCGGTTGTTATAATGTAGATATTTACTTGCTCTTTTTGACCAAAGCGCCATGACCTGCGGATTGATTGAAATAAAGATTCAAAACTAAAATCTATTGAAGGGAATATTTGGTTATGACATCGCTGAAAATTCATCCCTGCACCGGCTATCTTACTTTTGGTAATCAAAACTCTTATTTTACCATTTGCGAAATCGAGCAATGTTTTTTCTTTAAACTCAATACTATCACTTCCGGTTACTTCAACGGCATCAGGGATTAATTTTTTAAGTAATTCACCTTCTGGATTTTGTTTAATCCAAATAATAAAAGTTTCATCGCTATTGTTTACAATATATGCGGCTTGTTCAAGTCTTTCTACTTTTGTTATTCTTAATTCAGCATTGAAGTTTGTTGCATTTACAGAAGTGTCATTATATAATTTTCCGTTATCTCTTTTTTGAGTTACTATTTTATGTTCAACTAAGTTAAGCGGCGGTAAATCATACCCATCTTGAATAAAATTAATATCAGAAGGTTTCTGAAACATTATAGCCCATGTACTTATCCATTCATAAAATGATTTTCTTGCATGACCCTTTAATCGCCATTCTTGCGTTTTACCGGCATCATGCACAAAATACATAGCAAGCATTTCTCTATAACTCATTACATTTAAAAACTCCGAATGATTACCTAATTCCATTTCGTCATTGGGCGAAGGTGTGGCAGTTCCACAAAGTTTAAATTCAATATTTCCGCATTCCTCAATTAGTTTGTTTCTATAAGCACCTGCCACATTTTTTAGGATTGATGATTCATCCAAACATATACCACCAAAAATATATAAATCTATATTGTCAATCTGCTCATAGTTAGCTATTTGAATTGATTTTAATGTTCCATCACATTTATAAACATCAATACCAATATTTTTGCCTTCCTGAATAGTTTGCATTGAAACAACTAATGGAGCTAAAATCAAAACAGGTTTACAAGTATATCCAACAACCGCCTTGCACCAAGCCAATTCCATTCTTGTTTTTCCTGTTCCAGTTCCTGAAAAGATTGCATATTTACCATACTTCAACGCTCTATTAACTACAAAGTTTTGAAATGGGAATAAATAATCTCTTTGTTCATTACATTCAAATCCTTTGTGTTCATGTGTTTTCTTTTTGCTTTCTAAAAATGTTTGATAATCAGAATTCATGGTTATAATTGTTTAGTTTTTAAAAGTTAAATCCTAACTGATTTGAATGTGGTTCTTGCGATATTGAATGTATTGTTTCTATTGGTTTTTTTTCTACTTTAGGTTGAGTTTCGTTTGATAAAGTATGAACATAGGCATTTCTTTGTCGGGAGGTTAATTTCTTAACTCCGGTATTGATTAATAATTTTAATTTACGCATTTCTTTCATTCTGCGACTAACAATATTAAAATCTTTTAATCCTAAAAACTTAGCCACATCTTCATAATGCCCACTGCCTATAATTTTATATGCTTCAATTATTCTTTTGTAATCTCTATTTTTACTTTCATCTGTTTTGAGAGATTTTGCTTCTAAAGATGTTTCAGGAAATTTACTCATAAAATTTGATTTAATTAAGCCAAATAATTTTAGCGCATTCATAAGCTGTTTTAGGAGATATTCTCCATTTATAAATCCATTGGTATAGATTAGGTTTATCTATTTTTACATACCAATTACGGCAACCCAAAAGTTTAAAAAAACATCTTGTGAATTTGTAATATTTTATTATTGTTTTCATGGTTAATTATCTAATTGGTTATGATGTTTTATTGTTTGGTTTCCTTTTATCATTAAGATTAATACGTCTAAATCATGTTGTATGTCATGATTTGGGAACTTGCCAGTTATTTGCTTTAGGATAAATCTATACGCATGACGCACACTTGTATGGTCGTTTAAAGTTTCAAAATAATTACCAATTCCTTTTAATGTTAATTCAGTAAAAATCCGCATGAGATAAACAGATAATTTCCTTGCATAAACTATTTCTGTTTTTCTTGTTTTCCTTTTAATATCCGTAATTGGTATGTGTGAATACTCCGACACTGCATTAAAAATATCATTACAGGTTATATACACAACTTCGTCTTTAAGAGTTTTTCTTTTTTTGGGCGGCAAATCCCCCATATCCTTTAAACCAGGAATTGAATAAGCATTTAAGTTATACATATTGAAATATTTGTTTTACTTTTTTAACAGCATCAGCAATAGAAGTAGCCTTTATCCAAATTACTTGCATACCACCTTTTATTACTATAAATACCTTGTAAAAATTCACTTTAAACAATTTTCTTTATAACACTTAATTCATTTATTTTATTCTGCACCACAACAACAATCGGCTACATGAATAACTGAACCATCTTTAGCGAATTGCCATGCACCACATTTGCAAGTTGCAGCACGTTCAGCAAGTTCTTCTTCTCGCCTTTCTTCCATTTCTTCACGCCAATCATCTTCATCGTTATCTTCACGCCAAAAAGCCTTGCAATTTTGGCAAAATCCAAGTTGTTGTTCATTTGTGTTTAATCCTATTCCGCATTCAGGACAAAATTTGTGTTTCATATAATTATAGCTTTATAATTTTTCAATAACACTTAATTTAACCAATATTGTTTTTATCATTTGTTTTTATTATACCATTTGATAGACTCAATAAGTTTTTTATAAAAATCTTGAATTGAATGTTGGATGGTCATATTAGCCAAAGATGCTCTTATTTGCCGAAATTCGGTTAGATGAGTTACGTGATAATCAAACTCTGTGATGTCAATATTTAAAAATTTATCAATAGCCGGTTTAAGCAAATCCCAAGATGATTGATATTTAAGACTACTCATTTCGTATTCATCATATTCTTTATCTTCATGATGTTGCCATTCCATAAATTCGGCAACTATCTTATTGCTTTCTAATATCTCTTGTTTATTCATGTTTAAATCTTTTTAATAACCGACAAGTCACTATTCTTTAATTTAACCAATACCAATCTTTTCATTGTTTATTATTTTAGTGTTGCTTATTTACAAGCATCATATAAAATTCACGACAATTATCTCGTTCAAAACATGAATATGTATTGTCGATTGCCTTTTCCAAATATATACATCTTAACCGCCAATATTCGGTGCTGCCATAAATAGTGCTTTTAATTTCTTCTTTCAATTTTTCTAAGTGTGGATATTCTTTATACTTATCAGGTTTTAACTCATACTTCTTCCCTGTTTCTTCATTAACTGCATACTCCGGTTCAACTTTAATTTTTTTTATCATGGTTTTATTATTTTATCATTCGTGTTACATCTTTTTTATAATAGATAATTCATTACTTAATTTAACCAATACTAATCTTTCTTTTTCAAGTAGTTTTTTAAACTCTAATTTTTTTGGCGGATATACCATTTTGCCATTCATAATTCCGTATTCTATGTCCTGTAAACTTTTTTCTGAAATGTAGAAATAGCCCTTTCTCTTTAGCGGAAATTCAAACGGAAATACAGGCGGTTCTTTAATATTTTTCATAGCGTTTCCTTTGTTTTTCTGCAAGTGCTTGTATTTTTATGGCTTGTAAATTATCTTTAATATAGACCGCTAATTTTTGGTCAAACATTCGTTTGCCTTGTTCAGATGTATCATAAAGCCAAAGCAAATATTCACTTGGTACATTACCGAGTTTTGTGCCCTTATGTTTCCCGAAAAATATCGGTGTATCATCAGTATAGGAATCCATAATCATGATTTTAAAGCATTTAAAATTATAGGTGGATAAAGCATATATTTTACCATTAGGTCGTGCATAGCTTTTCTGCCAACAAAAATTAATAATTCGCCAGTATCTGTATCTAAAACTTCAATGTAAACCATTTTATCTTTCGGATAAATTTTATGTTGCCTTGCGTGAAATATAGCTGCTGTTTCGTTGTGAGTGTACGATATTTCGTGTCTATCTTTATTCTCCCAAAAGAATTCAGTAGCATCACAACGCATTTCTTTATCGCTTTCATAAACCATATATTGCTCTAATTTAAGTTTCATATAGGCATCATTGATTTGTAAAAATCTCTTTCAGCTTTTCTTTTATGGTAAGTAGCAGAAGCAGTTTTCGTTCTACATTTTTTGCAACACATACACCTTCCATCTGCATTTTTAGGTGTCTTTGAAAAAAGTTTAATTTCTTTTGTTTCGCCACAACTTTTACAAGTTTTAAATTCTTCTTTAAAATTGGAATAAGTCGAATGAAGCATAGCTGAAACAAATTCTGTTGGTTTGTAATTTCTCATTTGTTTGAAGTTAAAAGGTCTCTTAAAGTTAAAATTCTATCATTTATTGGATACGTTTTATGTTGTACCGATTGTTCATATCTCAATTCCTGTAAGGCTTGCCATCTTTCTTCCCGATACTTTTCAAAAAATTCCATGAACTTAGGTATATCCATGCTTTCATAAAGTTTTCCATATTCGCCCCTGGTCAATTTTTGAAGAAATAGCATAACATCTTCCAAAGACAAGTTATCTTCACTGCTACTTTCTAAAATTGTTTCAGCCAAGTCAATAAGCTGATTATCAGATACTCCCCTAACCAAATTCATTGTTTCAAAAGCCAACGTTAATCCCGCAGTCAAGACAGGCAGTATTTCTTCAACAGGTAACGCCGGAAGTCTGTTTGTTGAAGGGATTTCAAACAAAGAATCAAATTTTACAACACCATTTTGATTTTTGTATTGCTTCAACGATAGATTTATTTCAGCCTTGTTGCCGCTCTTTAATGCGTTTAGCAAGTTCGGCTTGTACTCCTTCACGGCTAAATCCGCTGTTTGTTGTACTTGAATTTGATTTTCCATTGAATAAATTATTTTTAATTGGGAATAAACCTTTCCATCCTTTAGCCATACTTTGTTGAATAATTGCTATTGCTAATTCTTCATTTCCGCCCGCTAAAGAGGTTAATTCGTGTAATGCCGCTTGTTCACTTCCATCACTTTTGTATTTGAAATCATGTTGCTTGAATTTGTATTTTTTCCATTCTTCCCATAACTCATGGAATTTTCCGTTGAAGGGCATTGAAATTCTTGGAATTTTTGTCGCTTCTTCCGTTCCCATATCCAATTCCTTTTCCCTATTCCCTATCCCATACCCTTTCCCTAATGGCTTTTTTTGGGTTTTAGTTTGGGTTTTAGTTGGGTTATTTTTGGGTTTTGACTGGGTTTTAGGTCTGCCACCTCTTCTGCCATTATCTACTTGTTTATCAATGAAGTTAGAGCGTTTTGAAGTTTCCTTTTTTAATCGTTGATTTTGTATCTTATTTTCGCCAATATCAATGAATTTTTCGCATACAATACCCCAACTTTTATCAAAAGAAGTGCAAAAACGGCGTAAAAAATCGGTATTATTTGGCAATATTCCACCACGATTAAACTGTGCTAATAAAAGCCTAACATAGCACCCTAATTCTTCATCTGTCATGTGGCGAGTGCCGCCTTCAAAATCGTTTACATAAAACGAAAAAGATGGGTTATTAGCCATTAATATAGATTATTTTTAAAAAGTAATGAGTGCAGACTAAAATAAAAAAACGGAATTAAGCCGTTAACTTAAAATCCGTTTGTAGTGCTTCGTTAATCTTGTTAAGATTTTCTTCTGTCAGGTCTCTTTCCTTTTGAAGTACCAATGTTAAATGACTATCTGATAAATCCAGTTTTTCAGCAAGCCATCTTTGTTTAATTCCATATTTTTTTAAATGCTCTAAAATTAAATCCCTTGCATCTTCAACTATAATTTGTTTACCCATAAAATTGCATATTGAAAAACGAAGGTATAGGAAAGTTTATTTACAAAAAAATATTTTTTCCGAAAATATATTTTGCCATATCAAATATACTATTTTACTTTGTATTGTGATTAACGAAAATTGTTTGGTGTTTTTCATAGTTAGCAGTTTTTTAAATGAGTGATTAAAGTGTAAGCTCCTTTTGTTTTTACAATGAGGAGCTTTATTTCTGAAAAGTTATTTGAAATTATTATAAACAAAGAGGAAATAGGAATGACCCTACGCCGGAAGGAATATGAATATTAGCTTAAGATAGTATTAGACTTCATGAAGCATATTCAAATACGGTGGAAAAAATTGACAGCGTGGAAAGACACGCATAACTTTTAAAAAAGTTATTTGAAATTATATAGTTAATGAAAGCGATTGAACAAGAAAGAGGCGTATCAAAAAAAATGATTGATGCTGAAAAGTATGTTGATGCTTATATTAAGAAGCATAATAAGCCGCCAACATATCGAAATGTATGTCTTTACTTCAATCTTAAAAGTTCTTGTACCGCTTATAATAGATTAAAAAGATATAGGCACAAGATGAAAACAGTTTAAAAAGTTCTTTTATTCTATGTTGATTGGTTGGTGTGGCGAATAAACGCAAAAACAATATGATTGCGGTAGGGGAAGTCGTGAAAATACTCGTAAAGTAACGACACCGCAAAGAATTGAGTTTTATATGCAGGTAAAATGAAGTCCTGCCATCAACCACAACATAGAAAAAATAAATGTTGTGTATTGGTATGGTACAACAGAGTACTATAATAGGTGAGTTGCAAGGAGAACCAGAAAGCCTATTCGTGAGCATGAGAACACTTGGTTAATAATCCAAAAACATGAAATTATGCTTCATTGCAACAATCAATCACAACATAGATAATAAATAAAGTTAGTTAAAATGCTTTCATCAGTAGAGGTGTTTAAAAAGGTGGTTTTTTGTCTATTTAAGAACCTACCGGTTGGTAATAGTTTAACGGTAGAACCATCCCCCTATACGGCGGATTGCGGAGTTGGGTTCGATTCCCACTTACCAACAAAAGTTTTTTCATATAGCAGGTTTAGCTTAGTCAAAAAGGCATCTATATTCTTGTAGTTGCCTAAATTTTAAAAATCAAATTTATATGAATATTAAATCAAAGTTTATATTGGTATTAATGGGAGCATTTTATTTTGGGTTTGGTGCGGGTATTAGAATCGAGGGAGGAGGCGGAATTTCTATTGTTATATGGACAACATCAATTTTAGTATGGCTTTTCATTGCACTTTTTATTTTACCCGATATAAAAGAAATTCTATTCTCAAAAAATACAGAAATCAAAAAATCATAACTCATGCAATACATTTTAGCCATCTTTGGAATACTACTAATAATAGGTTATATTATTAGCAAGTGGATTAAGAGAAAACAAAAGCAAATAGATGATAACAATGAAGCCATCCATACCAGGAAACAAAAAGAGTTTTTTGAAGGGAAAAGTTATGACTACAAAGGGAGAAAAACAAGTGCTGATTGGGCGGAATGGTTCGATCAAACCGCCAATAGCAGTGAAAATTAAAACCAAAATAATCCATGTCAATAGAATCCATAAGACTACTGAAGGCACAAGCATTAATACCTAAACAGAGAAGGATTTATACAATTCCCAAAAAATCTGCAAAAAAAATAGCACAAGAAAAAGAACAAAAACAAAACAATTCAGATGAAGGAATGGATAAGTTCTTTGAGAGAATGAGAAAACGAATGATTGGGATTTGTCAGTGTGGTTGTGCTGAAAAAAGCCAAAAAGACGATGATACTTTTTACCGTAACTGCATTTGCCATATCTTTCCAAAAAGAATTTTTAAGTCAATAGCAACACATGAACTTAATTGGGTGGAAAGAAGTTTTTGGAATGGACATCATACGAATATGGATAACAGAAGTATTGAACTATGGAAAAACTTTGCAGACTTTGACGATATAAAAGAGAAGTTCTATATGCTTGCGCCTTTATTGACCGAAGAAGAAAGAAAGACAAAATTTTACCACAATCTTGAAAATATAGTGTATGAAAGAATTTGAAATTTGGGTTGAAGGATATGCGGTTACAGGTAATCGAGAAAAAGCATCTTTATTAGGTAAAGAAATTGCAGAAACTTGGGATGAGGCGGTTTGTGCGTATATGAATAAAAATCCAGACAGAATAAGAAAAGATTTTAGAGGATATACTAATTGGGGTTGTAGATTATTTGATAACGAAACTGATGCGAGAAAATCATTTGGATAAATTAAATAAATAAAAATGTTATCAATCTGTATCCCAACTTATAACCGCTTTGAAATGACTATTCAATGCTTTGAACAAATACTTTACGATGATAGAGTAGATGAAATAGTTATTTCAGACGATTGCTCTGATGATGGCAGTTATGAAAGATTAGTAAACCATTTTAAGTATGATACCAAAGTAAAATTATATAGAAATGAAACTAATTTGGATTGTTATTTTAATAAGAAACGAGCTATCGAATTAGCTTCTAATAACTGGTGCATATTAGCAGATAGTGATAATATATTTGCCATTGATTATTTAGATAGAATATTTGACTATGCATGGAGTGATAACATTATTCTAACCCCTTCTTTTGCGTTTCCTAATTTTAATTTTGAAGCATTTAGCGACCTTCTAATATCGAAAAGAAATGTATCAAATTATGTTGATGAGCCACTATTTGAAACTATGCTCAATGCAAGTAATTTCCTTATAAATAGACAATCATATTTACAAACGTGGAAAGCAGATATTAATCCTGTTACAAGTGATAGTATTTGGTTTACTTATAATTGGCTTAAAGATGGAAAACAGATATACGTAGTACCAAATTTATCATACTTCCATAGGGTTCATGAAGGTTCACATTACAAAAATAACGTAGCAAAAACACCAATAGGATTACACGAAAATATTTTAGAACAATTAAGAGAATTAAGATAGATATGGTTTCATGGAGAAATTTCGGTAGATTAGGTAATACACATTTCCAGGCAGCTACTTGTATTTCTTATGCATTAAAGTATGGATTGGAATATTCAGCACCAAATTGGACTTCTGATAATTATTGGTCGCCTCTATATTTTAAACATTTGATTCACCCAAAATATAATAAAAGAGAAGATGTTCTAATAAATGAAAGTTGCCATGAATATCAAGAGTTACCTTATAAACCGGAATGGGAGAATTTAAATATAGTGCTTAACGGTTATTTTCAAAGTTGGAAATACATAGATGAATATAGAAATGAGATAATAAAAGCCTTTAATTATCCTTATGAAATGAAAGAAGGCATTTGCTCAATTCATGCAAGATTTGGAGACTATTTAAATCTTCCAAAAAAACACATATTGATTGATAAGGATTATTTACTTGAAGCAATGAATTATGTTTATGAGCGAACTGGTTCAGAAAGATTTAAAGTATTTTCAGATGATTTAAATTACTTCAAATCCAATTTCGGGCAACTACATAATTTTACTTATAGCACTAATAATGATATTGTAGAAGATTTAATAGAAATAAGTTGCTGCCAAGATAACATCGGTTCATCAAGTACGTTTTCTTGGTGGGGTGCATGGCTAAATCAAAATCAAGAAAAGATAGTCATTACTCAATCTAAATGGTTTCAAGATGGGTGGGGAGACTTAGAAACTAAAGATATAATTCCTTCAAATTGGATTAAGATATGAGCAAATTTATTGATTACGATTTTGAAATGAGTTGGTTATACCATTGTGGATTAAAGATGAATTCTATTGATGTTTATGATTTAAAAGATGGAGAAATAAGAAACATTAATGAAAGCACAGACAAAGATTATGATGGTGATTTGGGAGTGGATAATAAAAGAAATGGATATTATTTCATGGGTGGTAAATGGAGACCTTTAATGCAATGATTTACGAGTTCAAAAAAGCAATTCCGGTTATAGTGGAAGATGGAAAAGAAGGCTATGCAATCTATATAGAAAGCGGTGGTATGTTTGAAAACGATTGTTGGACTGTTGTTCATTGTGATGGTGGAATAGTAAGACATTATACCACAGATGAAATTAGGATTCACCATAACAGCACTTATAAAATAATTAAAAAAGAAAAATGATAGGACAAGAAGAAATATCCTTAGTAAATGGTCTTACTTCTTTTATGAATGAGAAGCCAATAATTTTAGATGTAGGTTCGAATAAAAGCGATTGGTCAGATATAATGATTAAAGAGTTTGGGGATAATTGTACTATTCATTTGTTTGAACCAAATAAAATGCTTTTAGATTATAGCCGTATAAAGTATGAATACAAAAAGAATATAGTTTATAATGAAGTTGCGTTATCAAATAGAACCGGACTTGCTAATTTTTTTTACTTTGAAAATTTCAATAACGAATTATCTTCTTTACATAAACAGGATTGGTGGGAAACAGAATTACCAATGAAAACAAGTATTGTAAAATTATGCACTGTTGATAATTACTGCCAAAAAAATAAGATTGAATTTATTGACTACTTAAAAATTGACTGCGAGGGCAACGATTATTTTGTTTTAATAGGTGCAATGGAAATACTGAAACAAGATAAAATAAAATTTATACAAATAGAGTATGGTGGTCATTATAGGATTGTTGATGTTAAATTTGCAGACATAATAAAACAAATGAATGAATTGGGTTATAAAGTATATTCATTCCAAACAGATAATTATAATGAGATAACACTTGAGAACTTCACTGAAGATTACCACTACGAAAACTACATAATAACCAAAGAAGAAATACATAACTATTCAATGGATGGCGGTTGGTTGGCTGCATTTAGAGAAAGTGTGCAAGGATTACCAAAGTTTAATTTCATATTGGAAGTAGGAAGTTATGAAGGACTTACGGCAAAGTATATGTGCCAAAATATGCTTGAAGATGATGGTAGAATGATAGTAGTTGACCCATTGAAAGATTACTATACAAAAGAAGATGATAATAATGCTTATCCCTATTTCAAACACCAATATCAAAGATGGTTAAGAAATACAAAAGGATTACCAATAGAGCTATTCAGAGATGATAGCAGAACAGTATTACCAAAATTCCATGCTTTTAGATTTGACTTTATTTTTATTGATGGTAATCATGAAGGTGAGGTTGTTTATAGAGATTCAGTAAATTGCTTGCCAATTCTTAAAGAAGGCGGTTATATCCTTTGGGATGATTATGACACTTATACAAAAGATACAAAAGCGGGAATTGATAGATTTCTAAATGAATATGAAAATCAATATATAGTAATTAAAAAAGAATATCAACTATTAATTCGCAAAAATTAATATATGCTTATTGACTTTAAAGAAATTGTCTCAAAATATAATCTAAATATAAGGGGTGTGATTGCGGTTGGCGCACATTATGCCGAAGAGCATGATATATACGTTGGATTAGGAATTAACAAGATTATTTATATTGAGTCATGCAATGATGCCTATGAAAAAATGGTAGATAAGTTATCAGAAAGATATGGATACCCAAATTTTCATGGAATTTTTAAACTAAGCCGAACCGATAAGATATTATTTAAAGATGGAACGGATGGGGAGATTGTATGTTTTCAAATAGCTTGTGGAGAAACTAATAGCCATAATACCATGTATGTTTCTGATAATAATCAAGGGCAATCTAATTCACTATTAAAACCAGGATTGCATATAAATCAGCACCCAGAAGTAGTATTTACAAAGTTTGAAAATGTAATTGTCGCACCATTAGATGAAATACCATTTAAAAGAGAAGATTACAACTTACTTGTAATGGATGTGCAGGGAGCAGAAGGATTAGTTTTGAAAGGAGCAACAGAAACACTAAAGCATATTGACATAATCTATACAGAAGTAAACAGAGATTATACTTATGAAAATAATATGCTTATAGATGAAATGGATGAATATTTGGCTAATTTTGGTTTCGCAAGAGTTAAAACTTATTGGCCTTCACCTAATTGGAGTTGGGGTGATAGCATCTATATAAAAGAACCTTTATTATCTATCCATTAAAAACAAAAAATATGGCAAAGAAAACCGTTACGCCAAAAGCGACAAAAAAGGTAAAGGCAAAAACATCAAAACCAAAGCCTGAAAAAAATGTTGAAGTAGAAGTATTAGACATTAAAATTGCAAGACCAATACTTGAATTTATAGACAATGAAGATAGATACCAAGAATATAGTCTTGAAGGCATAGTTGATGCAGTTATGTCAAGAATAGGGGCTGAAAGACAAGATATTGAATCAACAATGTTGGAGTTAAAAAAATATAAATATGTTAAACAAGAAGGTAATAACACCTTTGAGTTAACTAAAAAAGGCAAAGATTTATTACAATAACAATTAAAAACAAAAAAAATGAAAAAGGCACATCCAGGTTTTAAAGCTGTACAAGCAAAAATTCAAGGCGAAGGTTATTCTAAACAAGTTGCGGGCGCTATATTGGCATCAAAAACAAGGGCTGCCAGTCCTGCTGCCAAAGCTAAGAATCCAAATCTTAACAGGGTTAAAGGCAAGTAAATGGTACAAACTCCCGATTGGGTACGTCCTCATATTAATGTTGATTATCCAAGTTGTAATAAGTTAATTTTTGAGGAATGGTTTTATGAAAATTATGATGGAGATGTTTCTGAAAGGGAGTATTTACCTATCTTCTTTACAAGTTATCAGGTAAATAATTCGTATGGGCAAGATAAGGTAGCAATGCAACGATTACAAGATTATGTAGATACATTACCAAATGATAAGAAATACCATACTTCTTGTCAATACGATGATGGGGTAGGTGTAGATTGGAAAGGGAAAGATGTACTTGAATTTAATATGAGCAAAGTTGGCGAAAACAAATATCCATTGCCGCTTATTGGTCAACCATATCCCTATAAATTTAGTGGTGAAAAAAAATATTTGGCAAATTTTATCGGCTCAATGACTCACCCAATCAGAGAACACGCTAAAACATTAATAGGCAAAGAAGGTTATTATATTTCTTTTGACTATCATAATCCTTATGAATATTGTAAGATAATTTCAGAATCATATTTTACTCTTTGTTATCGTGGTTATGGGATAAATAGCTTTAGAATAGCAGAGGCATTACAATATGGCAGTATCCCGATTTACATTTCGGATAAATTTTTAATTCCACATAAAATAGCCTTTAATATTTATGGAATAACAATAGAAGAAAAATATTTAAATGAAGCTGACAATTGGTTTACAGGTAATCCTATTAATTCTTTGAAAATTAATTATGAAAGTTGGCATAAACAAAAGCTTGAAATATTACCTAAAATATATCAATATTACTATACCTACGAAGGAACAAAAGATAAAATATTAAAACATTTACAAACTATAAAATAAAACAATTATGGCTACTATTTCAAAATTTAATCGAGCAGAAGGCGATCCGATTCAAGCAAAAGAAGAAACAGTTACAGAAGAAACAAAAGAAGTTCCCAAAGCAACTTATACAATCAATTCGCCAAGATTTCAACCAAAACCAAGAATGTCTCCCGAAGATGAATACAAAGACGTTTTAAAACAGATTGAACTTGCAAAAGCAAATAATCAAGCATCTCTCATAATCAAGTATGATTTGCAAGATTTAGCATGGCAAAAACTATCACAAGCCGGATATAAAATAGAACGAAGAGTATTAGATAAAGCAGTTCAAGACAGTGAATTTGGCAAAGAGAAAGACCCAAATAAAGTAGAGTTTGAAATTAATCTTAGAGAATTTAATCAAGCCTATTTCAAGTGAGTTGGCAAGATTATTTTCCAAAGATAATAGTGCCAAATTTAGCCGAAAGAAAAGATAGGTTTACCAGAATGAAACAAATGCTTTTTGATTATGGCATTGAAGCTGTAATTTCAGAAGCAACAAGACATGAAGATGGTAGATTGGGACTAATTATAACGATGAAAGAAATTTTCAAATGGTGCTTAGAACAGAATTTTAAAAGGGTAATAATATTTGAAGATGATTGTGATATTATTGTAAATGTAGATGAATTTCATTCAGTTATGGATAATTGCTGCGAAGATTTGAAAAATATGAATTGGGATTTATTTTATATGGGAGTGCAGCATCCGGCATCATTTTTTAAATGGGCAACACCCAACTTATTAAGGGTTTCAATGGGATTTAGTACTCATGCAGTGGGGTATTCAAGAAGGGCAATGGAATTTGTTTTACAGTCTCATATTGATGAACCATTTGATAATTTCTTAGTCAGAGAATTTCAGAAATATAATACTTCATATTGTTCATATCCAATACTTTGCAGCCAAATAGCAGGTCATTCAGATATATGTAAAGATTGGATTGATTGGAGTCAATTTATTAAACCTACATTTGATAAAAACGTAAAAGATATTTTACACGCAAGATTTAAAACAGAACTATGAACAAAAAGGCGATAGATATTTATATCAACAAATTTAAGAAGAAAGACGAATATATTCGTTCCTGTAATAGTTCTTTGGGTAAAATAGAATTTTACCCATTCAAAGACAAGAGTGGAAATATTATACAAAAATCGTCTTTAATAAAAGTAAAACTAAAATAGAAATATGAAATTTACAAAATTCACTCCTTACGGGAAAAGATGTATGATAAAGTTAGATAGTTCAAAAGATATGACAGAAGGCGGCATTATCATTCCCGATAGCGCACAAAGACCAAGTAACACAGCAACGGTTATTTCCATTGGTGAAAGCTGTCAAAAGGCAAGAGTAGGAACAAAAATATTAATTCCGCAAAATGCAGGTACAGAAATAGAAATGATGAATGGGACATATTTCCTAATAATGGAAGATGATATTGATGGCGAATTAGAATGATTTTGTTTTCATGGTTTATAGCAATTGTTAGTTCGGTTTATGCCTCCTATTTTCATAGGGGGCATTTTTTTTGTCAATATATTTAAAATATACTATAATTTTACTTGACCAAAACTAATTTTTTTTGATAACTCCATTAAATAGTGTCTTTCTGTCCTTAGATAAGGCTTTGAATGATGAAATATTACTTGAAGGTGGTCTAAAACTTTATTTGGATGGCAATTTTAACCCTGAATGGAACGCAACAGTAACAGGAAAAGTTGCAGGAATACCAAAGCATCCAACCGGATTATGTGCAGAAGTATGCAGCAAAATAAAGGTGGGTGATGAAATTGCATTTTCATATAGAGTTGTAAGTGATAGGTGCTTTAATAAGGTGAATGATTACTTCATGCAGACCAAATCGGGCAATCCCTATCAAGAAAAGTTCACCAACTTCAAAAAAGATATTCTTACTATAACCACAATGCCCCCTGCTTTCAATAAATTCAGTAAGATTTGGATAGGGTTATTGACAGACAAAAACGGCAAATGGATTGATGGCACACAAGGAAATGAAAGTGAAATTGAACGTTGGAAAAGTCAATTCAATTTTTCAGGTGTGCAAGATTTAGGATTCAATAACCTACTATTTGCCGATAAGCAAAACCTTTGGCGTTGCCAATTCACAGAAATATTAGCCAGGAAAGTAGGAGATAAAATCATTGCAATTAATGATAGGGTTATATGTGAAAAAATAGAAGAAGATGTAAAGCATAAAATAGAACTACAAGAAGGAATTGCATTGCCTTTCCATGATGTAAAAATGAGATATATAGATAGGGGCAAAATGGTTTCAGGTGGTGAAGATATGGGTTTCAAAAAAGGAGACATTCTTTCATTTGAGCCGCAATATTGTGAAAAATATGACTTGTGGGGTAAGAAGTATATGCTAATCAAAAAAAGAAGGGTACAAGGAATTTGGAGTTTAGGGTAAATAAATCATATCAATGGGATTAAAACAGATAACAGGGTAGAAAATTTAGAATGGTGTGATAATAGATATAATTCAAATCATGCTATTAAATTAGGACTTAGAGTAGCAAATAAAGGCGAAAAACATGGTATGAGTAAATTAACGGATATTCAAGTAATAGAAATAAGAAAACTATATCAAACAAAAAAGTATAGAAGAGTAACTTTAAGTAAAATGTTTTCTATAAGTGGAACAAATATATCTGATATTATCAATTATAATACATGGCAGCACGTTCAATAAATGACGTTTACAATTTTCTTGTTTACATAGTGAGAAAATCTCGCGGTGTTATGCTCACTATTCCTGAAGCTATGGCTGCACTTGATACAGGGCAATTAGACGCAGTAGAAACATGGTTTTCCGCTTATGGAGAAACACAACAATTACATGATGCCATTAGAAAACTAAGAGTATATCAGCCATTTACAAGTGATAGCGCAGGGATTGTTACATTCCCAGATGATTATAATCACTTAATAGGAACACCATTTACAATATTTGGAAGTTCAGTTACACAGGTAACATTCTTTGAAGAAGATGAATTTGCCTTTGCATTGACCAACCAAGTAAGAGTAGTTTCAGATGATTACCCAATAGTTGTAAATGTTGCTAATGGATTTTCTATTTATCCTCAACATTTACAGATAGGGGCTTATTGGTATTTGCGCAGACCTGCAACACCTGTATTAGCAGTAACAACAGTTGGAAGGACAATAACATACGACCCAATAAACAGTGTTCAATTAGAGTTTTCTGATTCATATATCAACAATATAATTGGGCGTTCATTGGTGTATGTGGGTGTTAATATGAATGAACAAGATGTATCAGCATTTGCAGAAATGTATAATAAAGAAACACAATAATGGTAACAAAAAAAATCATATCCGACCAAATTTTGCTTAGATTATATGGTGGATATAGAGATACAAATGCACCTGTTGATGAACGTGATATTTGGAGAGCATTAGAAGAACTAATTAATACCGTTTTAAAATCTCAACATTTCTCACAAACATTACCCAGTGGTGAAACGATACCTGAAAATTTAATGATAGGCATTTATGAGAATGTAGCAACAATAAGCACAACAACAGGCAAATCAAAAGCTGTTTTGCCAATAACTCCAATATCATTACCAAGAAACTTAGGCATATATCAAATCTATGATAGTCAGCATCCTGATAGTCCATTTATACCTTTATTAGCGGGGCAAAAAGCATTATTAAAAACAGATGCTTTACTTTCTGATTTATTGGGGCAAGTGTCTTATGAGCCAAAAGGAACAACAATAATATTCAATAAAGATTTGCCATTATACGGGATAAGTTCGATAACAATGGAACTGATTGTAATGGATATAAGCCTTTACGGAATTAATGATATTCTTCCAATTCCTGCGGACTATACGGCAGGGATAATAGAGCAATTAATGACAATATTCAGTGCAGTAGTTGCAGAAGATGCGGAAGTTAACCCTTATACTAACGCAGGACAACAGACAACATTAACTAACCCTCAACGTAAATAACAATGGTATTCTACACACTCGATGCGATAACAAGAAATTACCTTATAAGAAAGGGTTATCCATTACAATATTATATGCAGGGATTGGTTTATAGTGCCGCTTGCTTACGTGAGTTAACCATTGATGATTTGAAAATTATTAATACAAAAGTTTTACCTGTTAACCAAGATAACAATCAAGTAGAGTTACCTTATGATTATGTAAATTATATTCAGATAGGCATGGAAACGGGGCAAAAGATACAGCCATTAGTAGAATTAAATAGTCTCAATCCTGTTCCTGCATACACAAGTACATTTCAACCAACAACCTATCAAACAAGACAAAATACTCAAAATGGAAATGTGTTATATTATGGCTATCTATTACCATTACTTTGGAATACGATAACATGGAATGAGTATGGTGAAAATATAGGTAGATTATTTGGATGGGGACAAGGTTCACAACCCGACACATTTACAATAGTAAAAGAGTTAGGCATAATACAAGTAAATAATGACGTAACCGTAGATAAAATTGTCTTGAAATATATCAGTGATGGGCAAAGTGCAGATGCAGCTACACAAATCCCTTCTGAAGCATACGACACAATTCTAACTTACATAGCATGGCAATTTAAAGAACATTCAAGGTCTTATAGTGAAGGCGAGAAAGAAAGAACAAGACAAGAATATTTAACAGCAAGAGGAATATTGAGAGCAAGAATGAATGATTTAACAATGGAAAAGATAATGCGCATATTCCAAAAGAATTACTATGCAGCCGCAAAAAGCTAAAAGTAAATGCAGAACGATAAAAAGTTATTTTCTAAATTAAACACAGACGATGAAGAACGTTTTCTTCAAAGTACAGATTATATAAATCTTGAAAATTGTATTATTGCCCAAAATGAGTTTAGTAAAAACTTTGCCGTTCAAAATGTTCCTTCAACAGAACTTCTATTTTATTATACAAGTGGCTTAAATACCTTAGGAACAGTTTCGGATTACCAAAACAAAAGACTTTTTTGGTTAGATCATAATGAAGATACAGGATTAGATACCTTATTTGCTTATGACTTAAACTTGAAGATAACATATAGGGTTATTGTAAGTACTCAAATTGATGGTGGCTTAAATTTAAGCAACGATTTTCGTATAGATAGGAATTTTAATATTGTAGATGGTCTTGCTGTTTGGACAGACGATTTGAACGAGCCAAAAAGTATAGATGTTGAAGCCGGAATAAAGTTAAATCAACCTTCTTATGTTACCAATGTGCAGCCTTATGGTACACCAATACCTTATGAAACTTCAACATTAATAAAAAGACCTCCTATTTATCCGTTGCAAATGACGAAACTTTTCGATGGAAGTTTTCTCAACAATTATATAAAAAACAATGCTTATCAAGGAACAGTTTTTTATACTTATAAAAATTATCAACAATCAGTATTAGCCCCTTATTCAGCATTAGCCCCTTACAATTCAGCATCAGAAGATAGCAATTATATTTTATTTCAATTACCATTTTCTGAAACGATACCCGACTATGTTCAATCAGTTTCTTTTTGTGTTAAATATGGAAATGATGGAATTACATTCATAGTAAAAACATTCGATAAAAATAATCCCTATGATGCAATGGCTATTGCGTCACATAATAGCAAATCAGTTCAACTAAGTTTTTCTTTTTTTGATAACACAATAGGGATTGCATTAGATGAAATTACTGCTAATACTTCATTTGATTCAGTTGCTTTATTGGCTAAAACATTAGAGGCAGCAAAGAACAGAATATTTTTGGGCAATGTATTGAAAGGCTATAATACTCCTTCAACAACAAGTTTAACGGCAGCAGTAGTAAATGTAGATACGGGCGGTGGTGGTGCTACCTATTCGGGAACATGGGGGTATGTTACACTTCATGCAAATCTTGTTGGTGGTTGTCAAGATACATATATGTACCCGTTTGTTTATATTTCAAGTGGCGCACCACAAGTATTTTATTATTTTCCAAGTGTGAGAAATTCAACTATATGGAATGGTGGCGTTGGAACTGTTCCAAGTAATGTTAATTATTTTGATGCCACTTTTGGGGGTGCAAGCGAAGCAAGTTTAATAACATACCTGAAAGCAACGCAATATCCATATTCCCCAAGTTGTGCAGTTGGTTCACCTACATGGCAAGTACCTTATCAAATATCTGCTTATAATGCTTTAGGGGCTGTAACGGTAACAGCATTTGAACCGGCTAACGTAATAAGATTTTTCAAGTCCTCGAGTGACTATGAAATAGACATTGAATTTAAAGATAGATTCAATAGAAAATGTGGTGTTGTGAATAAAGCTATTACGGTAACCACACCGCCAAGAACATTTACCCAAGTTTCATTCACTGCAAGTATTCAATGGACATTAAGCAATGCAGATGCAATAGATGAAATACCCGATTGGGCTTATTATTATCAGATAGTAATTAAAAAAAATCAAACCACAAGATTCTTTGAACAGATAAGAGCAACAGGAGTTCAATATGTAACCAAAAACCAAGATGGCACATTTACTTATGGTAATACATGGACATTCGGAACTACTTATGCGATTGGAATAGACCTTTCAGCACTTACCAATTACGGATTAGGATATACATTTAATCAAGGCGATTTTGCCCATTTGATACTTTCAGATGATACATTTCTCACATTAGCTGTATTGGGGCAAGATGGTAACTTTGTATGGCTTTCACCTACTGATGTGGGTACAGGTTCAACAACTACTATTGTATTTTTGGAATTATACACACCTTACAAGCCAACGGCAACAGAACCATATTTTGAAGTTCCAAATGTGTACAATATTTCAAATCCTGGAACAATAAACAGAGCATATAGCACCTTAACAGATACCATAAGCGGCGACACATACGCAATAGAAAGGACAGATAGTTCTACCGCAAATTATATAGTTGAAGCAATGTCTCCCAACGATAATGTTTGGCAGATATGGCAGACAGATACGGGTTTCCCAAACTTCATTGATACAATAGGACAGCAACAAAAATCAACTGCAATAGATTGGAGTGATACATTCATCACAGGCGCAAAAGTAAATGGGCTAAATAAATTTCAGCCATTAAATACAAAAGATGTTGGAGCAAGTTCCGGCAGCATACAAAAATTACAGCTTACAAATAAAATGGAAGAAAGTGGTACTGTAATGCTTGTTATAACTGATACAGATACACTATCCGCTTACTTAGGCGAACTTCAACTATACAATGCAGCAAGTGTTGAAGGGTTAATAACCACAGTTGATGTAATAGGTTCTATTAATTCATTGCAGAATGGGCAAGGTACAATCAATCCCGAATCAGTAGTAGAATACAATGGTACTGTATGGTGGATTAATGTTTTAAAAGGTGTTGTTGCCCAATACTCAACCAATGGAGTAGATAATGTTAGTGATACCAAGATGCGTAGGTTCTTTGATAGGTTTAGTAAAAGATATGTTGAATTAGGCAAAGCGGGAGTGAAAGCATTATGTGGCTTTTCTCACATTGCAGGTTGTGTAGATATAACCAATGGATTTTACAGTTTGGTATTACCACAGACAGAAGTTAACGCTGTTGTGAGTGGTATTCCTGTTGGATTTGCATCTGCATTACCAAGTTATGATAGCTTACCCGATTATGCGAGTTCGATACAGAACAGATTTGATATTTATGATGGGCAACCTAAAATAATGAACTATAACTTCAATTCAAATATTTGGGTTGGGGCTTATCAATGGTTGCCTGAATGTATGGAGTATTTTGGTAATAAATTGTTTGGGTTTAAAGATGGCTTTCTGTATTTGCACAATGAAGATACAAGTAGTTATAATAATATTTATGGAGTGCAGTATCCGCAAAGAATATGTTTTACTTGCAACATTCCGCCAAGTGAAGTAAAGTCAATTTTCAATATTGCTTTGGAAGGGAAACAAATTCCTAACTTTACTGTACTATATACTAACTATCCAAATGTTCAAATTTCTGATTTGACAGTGGATGATTATAGCAACCAAGAAGGAGTTCAATATGCACAATTCTTTAGAGATAGGTTAAGTCCTTCAGTTGATGGAACAGTCATTGATAAATTATATCAAGGAGATGTAATAATTGGTGCAGTAGGGTTTGTAATGTTAGAATTTAGTGTATATGACGAACAATTAATTTTAAATATGTCTAATATAGGATTTGAGTTATCAAGAGGTCAAGGTAACATAATGATTAAACCACAAACAAAATAAAACTTAATTATATGCCACAACCAACAAGCGGGAAAGTAAAATATGACCCAAATGATTATGCTCCATTTGGTCAACATGCTGACTATGCCGCCCAACAAGGATGGGAAAAAACTGATTCCAATGGCGGTGCAGTAACATACAGAAACAAATACCATGATGCTTTTAATAATGTCATGGTGAATGGCAAACCACAAGGCAGTATTGAATTGGTGGGTAATAGAAATGGCTTATTTGATGTACAACTAAATCAAGGCAATGGCAAAGTACAAAAGATAATGACAGGACAACCATTTAATCAAGTAGATAACTATTTCAGGAATCAAAAAAGTGTTATTCAACAAAGAATGAATAGGGTGCAGAATGACCCAAATACGCAAGTAAATGGCATAGCATGGAATCAATAGTGAGAGTAAATGATGAAATCATGGATAAGATTGAAGCTGCTATGCAAGTGGCTGATAATCCTATTGAATGTTCTGTTATACATAGGTTCACAGATAAGATGTATATAAGGGAAATATTTATGCCACAAGGAACATTATTGACAAGTAGAACACACAGATTTGAAAGTCCTTTTGTTATATCACAAGGCACAGTGGCAGTTAATATTGATGGGCAAGGTTGGGTAATTTATAAAGCACCTTATACAGGAATTACTAAAGCAGGAACAAGGAGATTATTATACATTATTGAAGATTGTATTTGGACTACATTTCATGTGAATGAAGATAACGAAAGAGAAATAAAAACATTAGAGAATAGATATACATTTATGGACAATCCATTACTAACAAATAAAAACGAATTATTATGTCCTTCTTAGGAGTGAGTTTAGGCATTGGTGCAATAGGCGCAGGGGCGAAGATATTTACAGGGTTGCATCAAAATCAATTGGCAAATCAAATAAATCCAATATTTCAACAATACCAAACAAGTCCATTTGCCAAACAGCAATTAGGTATAGCAAATCAATTATTTAATGGTAGGATGGCAGGGGCAGCAAGTGAAGAACAAAACATAGCAGGAAGCCAAGCACAATATCTAAACAATGTAAATAGAAATGCAACAGATAGTGGGCAAGCATTGGCATTAGGCGGATTGTCGCAAGGGCAATCTAACCAAGCATACAATCAATTAGGAATAAGAGAAGCGCAAAATAAATATGGGTTATTAGATAATCTAAATGCAGCTTATCAATCAATGATTGGAGAAGGAAATAAAGTATATCAAAGTGGATTTGATAAATATCTTTCTGATGTTGAATCTAAATCAGCATTAAGAAATGCAGGAGCGCAAAATACATTTTCAGGATTAAACGATTTGGGAAGCAGTGCATTTTTAGCAAATCAAGGTGGCTTATTTGGTGTAACACCTTCACCTACAATAAAGAAAACAGGACAATAAAATGCCAAGTGGTTACGAAAATCAAGACCAAGCATATATTTTACCAAGTTATGGTTTAAACGATGCGCAAAAATTAGGTGCAATTCAAAACACCAATCAGCTTAATGAGCAAAAGCAGCAACGCCTATATGAGCAGAAACAAAGAGAAGAAGGTAAAAATCTCAATACCATTTCAGATGAACTAAACTTTGATAAGTACAAAACAGGCGAACAAGCGATAGATAACTATGCACAAGGGCAACTGCAACAAATATATAGTGAAGCATTGAAAAACCATGTTAGTGACGACCCTATTGTTTTAGAAGGATGGCTGCAAAATCAAGTGCAGCCATTGGCTAAATGGCATACCATGACACAAAATGCTTATCAAACAGTAGATAAACAACTTCAGGATTATAATAAAACATACCCAAATATTGACTATAATAAAGCAAGGGGGATGATTTTAAATCAATTTGAGAATGATTATCTTAATCCAGATGGCACAAGAAAAAATACAGACCAAATTCAACCTTCTGATTACAATGGAATAATGCAATCGCCTCAATTTTTGGGACAGGTAAATAACGACCAATCAGCATTTTCAAAGTTCTTTACTGATATTCCAAGAACAGCAATAGGAGATAAACAATATGTGAATAATAAAGGTCATGTTAAAGCATTTGCATGGAGCGGATTAATGCCGGAAGGTGTTGGTGAAATAGGAACTAATGCAGATAACCAACCAACAGACATAAGACTAAGAAGTGAGATAGTTCCTTCTATTGCAGATGAAAAAGGTCAACCAATGAAAATGTTACCCAATGATATAGAATCAAGAATAATGGCTAATCCACAGGCCAAAGCAGCAGCATTAGGAATGTGGGAACAAGCTAAACCTGCAATAGAACAAGCATATATGCAAAAGACAGGGCAAAAAGGATTAAACCCTGCAGATGAAAATATGCTTAAAAGTTCCTTTTTATATAATCGTGCAAATCAAATTATAGCACATCCATTAAAGACAGAAGAAATACAGAAAGAACCTAAAATAACTATCAATACAGGTAATGCAGCAGATACAGATGTAAATAATGTTTATAAAAAAGTAGCAACTAATCTTTTATCTGCTAAACAACAAGGTTCACCATTACAACCATTAACTAATATGGATTCTGATGCAAGGGAGTTAATCATGAAATCAATTAATGCAGGGAGGGCGCAAAAAGATCAAATACCAATAGATAATATACAAGTATTAATTGCAGATAATGGAGATATAAGAGCAATTAATACACAAGTTGGTGAAACTGGAGGTGGCGATGTTGTCGGAGTATTTACGCCACATGGATTAAATACAAAAGCGAATCCCACACAAAAGCCGTTACAAAAAGAATTACATAGTCCAACTCAACCAATAACTTCAACAGGAAAGAAACAAATACAAGGATTTTGATATGCCTAATGGTGATAAAATAAAAGCATTATATAACGCTGTTTCTAATGATTATAACGTAGGAACATTAGATGAATTTACTCAAAAGCTACAAGACCCAAATAAAAGACAAGCATTATATAATACAGTAGGCAAAGAATATGATTTAGGAGATTATAATTCTTTTAATCAAAAGTTAGGATTTGATAGTCAAGAAGTGCAACAACAAGCACAGCAGCAAAATCAAATCCCAATGGCTAATAGCCAAGACTTACAGAAAACATTACAAGGTTATACAGCAACACATCCAATTAGTAAAAATGCTTCATTAGGCTATGATGTTGGAATTGCCCCAAAAGGAGCAAATGGAAGTCAATTAATAACCAATCAAGAAAATGCAAATGAAGAACAATTAAATAAAGCAGCCGCAAACACATTTAATAAAACAATAGGACAAGGAGCGTACACCCAAGCCGATAGCACTAAGTTTACCAATCAATTAAAGCAGGGTGTTAAAAATGGCGACTTAGCAATTAAAAAAGATGCACAAGGAAATGATGTAATAAAAAATGCAGGTAATTTCTTTCAATCATTTAAAGCAGCAGCAGACCAAGCCCATGCACAAGACATAGAGAATAAATATTTACAAAGTGTTCCAAAAAATGAAGCAATATCATATCTAAATAGAATAGCACAACATCCCCAAACAGGGATAGTAAAAGAATCAGATATTGCGCCAAGTGGATTAGGCGAAGCAATAGGACAACAATCTCAAATATTAGGCAAAGCTACTATTGGCAGTTTAGCAGGGGCAGAAACAGGATTAACAGGGGGTGCAAGTGCAGGTTCATTTGCAGCTATCGCAAATGATTTGGCTACTTCTGGTTTTTCTGGAGCATTAAAAAAGACTTATTATGAATTAAAAAAAGAAGGTCTTAGCGATAGCGATGCTTACGATAAAGCTACTCATGCAGCATTAACAGGGGAAGCAGTAAGTTTAGGACAAGGAGCATTACTTTCAGGTGAAATACCTTTAACCCCAAAAGCAGCAGAAGGTGGTTTATTGAATGGTATAAAACCAAATATTGAAGCACAACAAGGATTTATAAATTCATTAAAACATACTGCCACATCAGCCCCTAAAGTAGTAGGTTCAGCAATGGCAGGTTCGGTTATAAATGATATTCAAGAAAATGCTATTGCAAATGGCAATCCTATTGATGCAAAACAAATGTTTAAAAATTCAATAGATGCAGGTGAATCAATGGCTACAATTCATGGAGCATTAGGATTGTTAACAGCAGTTGCAAATGGACAAAAAACAATAGCACCAAGTTATGTAAGACCACAAGCTGAAAATGTTGCATCAAGTTTACCAAGAGCCGATGTTGCTGAATATCTTAATACAAAAGAACAAAACGGCGACTTACCGCAAGGAACTACACAAAAAGTGTTAAACACATTATCGGCATTTGATAAACAGAAGGCTATTGTTGCACCCTTTGCAATATCAGAAGAAAATAAAGCAGCTATTGCGGGTAAATTAGTTCAGAAACAAAAGTTATTGGATGAATTACAAACATTAAAACCAAACGAAAATGCCTTCCCTGAAAGAATTGCAGAAATCAATAAAAACATTACAGGAATTGATGGAGAAATCAATAAACTCTATAATGCAAAAAATGTTTTTGAGAAAGAAACTGACACGAATACAGGCGAGAGCAATTATCAACCAAAGACGTTTGAAGAACTTAAACCGCAAGAAAAAAATGGCATAGAAGTACCAAAAGAATATGGTGATACAGAAGTTAAACAAAGTGACGAAGGTGATAATAAAACATTCACCCCAAAAGCATACTATACAGAACAACAGGGAAGCCTTACAATCAAAAAAAATATTCCAATTGAGGGAACATTCACCGAAAAAGACAAAGCCCAACAAGCAGCAGATAACGCATTAAAGCAACACTATTATGAAAACGGATTACATGACAATGCCAAACCCGATAAAAAAATCGAAACCGAAACGCAAACAGAAAAGCCTATCCAAGAAGGAAATGTCGGAGGCAATGCAAATAATGAACCTATCACCACAGAAGAAACGCAGCCTAAACCAACAAATGTTGCTGAAACTGCACAAGAACCAACAGCAGAAAAAACAGCACCAATAGAAGAACAGCAAACTACTAAAATAAATGATTTACAGGAACAGAAGTATAGTAAAATGAAAGATGATATTAAAGATGAAACAAAACTTAATCTTATCCCCGCAAAAGAATTAGTGAAAGCAAAAGAACCTATTGAAGCAAAGAAAACACATGATGATATTAAAGACAGATATAAGACATTGAAAAAATTAATTGATTGTATATAGATGAATAATTTTATTGACGATACCGATTTAGATAATGATAGTGATTTTAAAGAATTGTTATTAGATAAAAGACTTACTGATATTTTAAAAGCATTAAGTAAGTTATCTGAAAATTCAAAATTAGATATACAATCTTTTTTAAATTCTAATAGGATATTAATTGATGCTTTTCTATCCAAATTAAAAGACATACAACAGCAAGAATTACCAAGTCCAAATGTAAACGTAGAAGTAAATCAATCAAAAGTTATAGCATCAATAGAAAAATCAAGCAATGACATTACAGATAGTTTAAAATCATTAGAACAGACAATAGCGAAGATGAATGAATGTAAACCTACAAATTGGGAGTTTAAGATAACAGAAAGAAATACAAGTGGATTTGCCCAAAAAATAATAGCAACATCAAAATAATATGGCAACGTATAATAAGTTTTTCAGTTTCGTAGCAAACCAAGCAAATGCAGTTTATAACTTTAGAACAGATCAATTAAAAATTGCATTAAGTAATTCCGCACCCGTAGCAACAAATGCCGTATTAGCTGATATAACTGAAATAGCTTACACTAACTTATCGAGTAGGAATATAACTACAAGTTCATCTTCTCAAACAAGTGGAACATATAAATTAGTATGTGCTGATTTAACATTAACTGCAAGTGGAAGTGTGGCAGCATTTAGATACATAGTATTGTATGATGATACAGCAACTAATAAAGAACTTATATCATGGTATGATTACGGTTCGTCTTTATCATTAAACAACGGAGATACTTTATTAATAGATTTTTCACAAACAAATGGAGTTTTACAAATAACATAATATGCCTATTCTAACATTTTATAATGGTGCAATGCAAACAACGGCTGCTCCAGTCAAAGTAGCCACAGGTACATCAATTAAAACAATGTTACAAGTGAAGCCATCAGCAACACTTATAGCTAAAGTTATTGAATGGGGTGTTTCTTTTGATGGTAGCGCAGCAGCAACATCAGGAGTAGTAGAATTGATTGAAACGGATGTAGCAGCAACAGTAACCGCTTATGTAGCTAATGATATTACTAAAGTAGATGCAGATGCCTTAATGTGCGGTGACGTAACAACAAATTTAATTCAGGTAGGCACATCAGCAAGTGGATATACTTCAAGCAATGAAGGTACGCCGGCAGCAGTAAGAAATTTAGATGCACCACAACTTATTGCCCCAACAAGTCAATTTATAAAACAATTTGCATTGGGTAATTATCCTGTTATTCAAGTAAATAAATTTCTAAGAATAAGGGTAACATTTGGAGCAACAGTTAACTGTTTTTGTTATGTAGTTTTAAGTTTATGATACCATTAATATTATATTGCCCTAAATGTCATAAACGCATTAATATACCAAAGTTCATAAATAATTTAAATGTATTAACTGATATAAATATTGAATGTGCTGATAAAAAATGTGGTGGTAAAATAAAAATTAAGAATAAAAATAATGGCAACGTTCTTTTGGATTCATGCGGCAGCAAACAGTAACTGGAGTACTGTAAATAATTGGTCAGCTACATCAGGTGGCGGGACTAACAGTGCTACTCCAACTACAACATCAGATGTTACTTTTGATGGTGCAGGAACGCATGGAAATGATGCATCAACCGTATCTGCCAATGTAACCATTCTCTCATTAACTTTTACATCAGGATATACTTCAACACTAACAATAAGCACAGCAGTTACATTAACTATTGGGGGTAATTTTACAGACAATACAGCACATAGTTGGACAGTAACAGGAACGGGTTCAATGACAATATCGGCTGCAAGTACTATAACAAGCGGAGGTAAAACATTTCCTGGTTCTGTTACATTTTCGGGAGCTAATACTAAAACATTGTCAGGAGATTGGACTATAACGGGAACATTGTCAACAACTGCTGCAACTACTATTACATCGGGTAATTTAACTATTGGAGGTTTAAGTCCAAGTGTCGGGGCTGTTTCAGGAACTACTAATTTAATTTTAAATAGCGGGACATGGCAAGGAGTTACTACTGTTCAAAATAATCTTACCATTTCAGGAACAGTTACTATTTCAGGAACAGTAACTTATAATACAGGAACATTAACTTGTACGTCAGGGACAATTACAACAACAGGTTCTACATTGACATTATCCGGTTCATGCACTTTAAATACAAGTGCCATTTCATGGATTAACGTTACAATTTCTGCTACTGCAACTATAACTATTAATTCATTATTAACTGCTTCTGTCTTATTAATTAGTGGTGCAGTTCCAACATTTGCGGGTACAACCGGATTTACAGTAGGAACATTTAATATGCCCGCAGTAAGTGCTATAACAGTAACGTTCGTTCATAGTGTGACATATACTATTACATCTGCTATTACTTGCTTTTCATCGAGGGTTGGTGCAGTAGTATTATTTACTTCTGATGATGCAGTAATAACGGCTAAATTAACTTTGAGTCAAGGGGCAACTTGTAATGTACTTGCAAATTTTACAAGGATAGATGCAAGTGGTGGCAGAAATATAAATTCTTTCAATGGAGTAATAACAAGTTGTGTAGGTGTATATTCTTTTACAGATGTAAATTATATAGGTAGTATTGTTCAGGCAAAAGCAGTTGGAGGATATTAAAGTGTGGCAAGAAAAGGTAGATATGGAATATATAAGCCGATTATTTTAAAGAATAATGTTGTAAGTGCAGTTAACTATACACTTACAGTTGACACAGGTTTTTATGGTTTAAGTGGACAGGATATAAATTTAAACGTTGGAAGAAATTTAGTTGTTGATACAGGCTTATACAACTTAACAGGCGAAGATGTTTTATTCAGTGTTGGAAGAAGTATAAGTGTAGATACAGGTTTTTATAATTTAATAGGTGAAGATGTTCTATTTAATATTAGCAGGAATATTTCACTTGATACAGGAATTTATGGATTAACAGGAATTGATGTTGGATTTATTTATACACCTTTTAAGCCCCCTTCACCACCATTTTCAGATGGCGGAGGCGGTGGCGGAAGTAATAGAAATGAAGAAAATAGATTGAGAGAAGAAAATGAGATGAAAATAAGAATTGATGATAATAATTTAATTTCGGTATTTAAAATATTTTTAGAAGAATGCCCATAAAAGATTGTTTAGAGCAAAAAGGTGTAAAGCAACAACACATAGATGAAATAGGAAATATTGTAAAATCTTTCACTGATAAAGGAATGTCTGAAAGAGATGCAGGTATTGAAGCAGTAAAAGAATATCATAAAAAACTTAGTTCAGATTTAAACAATTTAAAAAAATCAGTAGGCATTAAAACAGAGAAATACGTAGCACCAACAAAATACGAACAAACCAAAAATGAATTTGATAAACAAATTATTTCACAACAAAATACAAAACAAAATGAAAAAGCAAATGAGCCAATCCCAAGCAATGAAAAAATGGGAGAGCAGCAAGCAAGACCAGAAAATGGACAAGAAGTACGGGGAGAACAGCCCAAAGGACAAGGCAATGGACAAGAAAATGGTAGCCAAAATGATAAACAAGAAAAAATAGGAGGTCAAAATGCCACTACCAAAAGCGCCGAACAACAGCAAGAAGGCGATAAACAAGCAGGTATCAGCGAACATCAAGGAGTTGGTACATCACGGAACGAAGCCCCGACCAATGAACCAAATAATAGCAATAGCGGAATCAACAGCGAGAGGGCGCAACAAGAAAAAGTAAATCAAGGCGGTGAACCTCCAAAAGAAGGCAAACCGCCTTTAACTGAAAAGCCCGAAGATGAAACCACAAGTATTAAAAATGCAACTACCAAATTAAGACGTGAACAATATGGATTAGACGAAGAAATTCCAGCAGCTAAGAAAGAATTTGGTACAACATGGGAAGAAGCAAAGGACAAAATAGCAAATGGTTATAACCCGCAAGATTTAGTTGATGAACTTGCTGCTAAACCAAGACCAATATCAGATGTTGAAAACGCAATCTTATTACATAACCAAAATACCAAAGAAATTAATCTTATAGACTTAAATAAACAGATTAATGATGCAGCAGAAAAAGGGAATGAACAAGATTTACAAGAAGCCAAAACAGCCAAAGCAAGAGTATTAGATGAACTACAAAAAATATATGATGTCAATAAAGCCGTAGGTACTGAACAAGGTAGAGGATTAGCAGCACGTAAGATGATGGTTGATAGGCGTTATTCATTAGCTAATATGGTTGCAGAAATAAGGGCAACTGCCAATGATGGCAAACCATTAAGCGAAGAACAACAAGCTGAAGTAGAGGCACTACATAAAAAAATAAATGAGACACAAAAAGCATTTGACGACTATGTAAAACAAGCTGAATCGGAAATAAAAGGATTGCAAGAAAAAATATTAGGCAAGAAAGTAGGAAATAAAAAATCAGCAGCACAAAAGTTAAGAGACTTAGCAGATAAGTTAGAAAAAAGTACAGCAGGACAAACTTATGCAAGCATAGTTCCCATTACTCCAAAAATGATTGCAGGTGCAATGCGTTTGATTGCGGATGGATTAGAAAAAGGGGAAGATATTTTAAACTTAATAAAAGATGCTATTGAAAAAATAAAAGGTGAAAATAAAGATATTGATGAAGCTAAGTTAACCAAAGCCATCAATAATGAAGTTATAAATAGCGGTATTATTTCAGCAACAGAGAAAGAAAGAAAGACAAGTAAAGATTTAGGCGGATTGCTTTTGAATAATAAGTTAGATAGAAAAGCACTTGAATTAAAATCAGCAGCAGATAGAGCCAAAAATGAATTTGATATAAAAGTAAAAAAAGATGCAGCCAAAAAAGAAAGTTTCTTTAGTAAAGTACAAAATGTTTTTACAAAATTTCAACGTGGATTTAAGTTATCTAATATTCTTACATTGGGCAAATTGGAAGCAGCAGGATTGGCAAGATTGACTACTACTCCATTAGAAGATATTGTAGGCGCAGGATATTCAAAGATATTACCAAGATTAGCTAAAGGTGCAATAGGAGAAGGCGGCGGTTTAAATGTAAAAGAAACAGCAAATGCTTATAAGACAGGATTGATTGAGGGAATGAAAGATGCTGCTACTATAATGAAAAAAGGTAGTCAAGGCAAAAGTGATATAGATGTAGCATTTGGTAAATTAGGTGATATGCCGCCTGAAGCAATAGACTTTTTCGGGCAATTACATAGCGCACTTAAAGCTCCTATTAAACGATTTGCATTTGAACGTTCATTATCAAAAAGATTAAGAAGAAATATAGCAAATGGTGTTGATGTATCAGACCCAATGGTGCAAACAGAAATATTAACAGGTGCATATAAAGATGCTAATAGAGCAATCTTTATGCAGGATAATAAAGTGGCAACAGGATTTCAAAACTTAATTAAATATTTTGAAAGCAAAGACAAGGCAACAGGGAAAGCAGTGAATAAACCACTTGCAACAACTTTACAATGGATGATACCATTTGTGAAAATACCTACTAATATAGCAGCAGAAACAGGGGCGCACGTTTATGGAGTTCCATTAGAGATAGGTAAAGGAATAGTAAGAATATTTGATAAAAATCAGAAAGGGTTAACAGCAGAAGAAAAAGATATAATCTTTAGAAACTTAAAGAAAGGAACATTGGGTGCAGCAGCAATGGCATTGGGTTATTTTAATCCTCAAAACTTTGGTGGTTTTTATCAGAAAGGACAAAAAAGAGAACAAGATGATGCACAAGCATTAGGATTGAAATTATTTGGTAAACGTATTCCTGCATGGTTTATTGAAGCCCCAATATTTCAAGCAATGCAGTTAGGTGCGACAGTAAGAAGAATTAAAGATGAAAGAGTTAAAGGAGAAGAAAAAGGAATTGGTGAAGGCATTTGGGCAGGAGCATTAGGATTGGTAGATAAAGTGCCAATGGTTGACCAACCAATGAGAATGGCTGAATTGTTTTCAAGTTCAAGAGATAGGCAATATTATTTAGGAGAACTTGCAAAGAGTACTGTTGATCCCGCATTAGTAACTTATTTAGCCAATGTAACAGACCCCGCAGATAGAAAATCTATAATGGGTAAAATATTAAATCCAGAAAACAAAAGAACAAATACTTCAATAGTAGAACATATTAAAAGTGGTATTCCTGGATTACGTGAAACATTACCATTAAAAGAAACAACATTTACTGAAGAAAATAAAAAAGACCCAACATTCAAATACTTTTTGGATAAAGGATTAGAACTACCAAATACATCAATGAAGTATGAAGAAATAACTAATGAAGAAAAAGGAACTAAAAAAACAGTAGCTGATTATCCAAAAGAAATACAAGATAAATACAAGGTAGAACATACAAAACAACTCAAACAGATATTAGCACCAATAGTAAGCGGTAGAGAAAAAGTATATGTAAAATCATACAAAAAAGCAAATGGTGAAACAACAACAGCAGTTTCAATTGATGAGCCAAATGGTAATTATAAATCAGAAAACATAAATAAGTTATCAAAAGAACAACTTGCCCAATTATTACATTTAGCACAATCTCATGCAACAACAGCAACAAAAGAAAAAATATTTAATAAATGAGTGAATTAATAGATTATAAAAAGAAATGTGAAGAATATGAAAAGAGGATGGGCATAGGACAAAATGACCCCGCTAAAGATGGCTATTTAGTTATGGTAAGTATTTTACAACAACAGAATGAATATCTAAGTAGTTTTAAAATAAAATCATTTATAGCTTCGGAAGAAAAGGGAGACCAGTTAGCTTATAAAAATGCTAAAGACTTATGGGAAAATTTACCAAATACTATTGAATCAGTTTCTAAATTAAAAATAGCATTGAAAATGGAAGGAGAAGAAAAGAGAAATAATTATAAACCAATTTCTTCAAAAGAAATAGCTAACGGTAATGTTTAAAGATTTAAGAAATGGGTACATTGATATAGCTGATAATTCTTTTGGATTTGTCTATAAATGCTATTTGCCTCCTGTTGGGTATGGTTTAAATGCGGCTAATGGATTAATTCAGGAAACAGATATTTTACTTTCATCAGAAATACCAACAGAACAGTTTTGGGAAAGACCTTCATTACCACATGACTTTAAATTCAAGAGAAAAAAAGAAAAAGATATTCAGAGAATAGACCCTTATTATGTTGATGAATATTTAGAGATAATAAGAAAAAGAGAATGGAAAAGAAGATTATGTGGTGTATGGTTTTGGAACTATAATCCTATAAGAGAATGTAGTGAACTAATATACATAACAGGGCTTCATTATTTATATATAACCTATTGGAAGTTTCAAGGTAAATTCTTAGATTTTAGAATAGCAGATAGAGACTTTTTTTATTTCGTTGCCTATTGCATGGAAGATGAAAAATGTTTAGGCATAAATGAAATAACCAAACGTAAGAATGGAAAGACAGCAAGAGCAGGTTGTTGGGCTTATGAAAGAGTTTCAAGAATGAATAATCATCATGCAGGTTTACAATCTAAAAGTGATGATGATGCTGAAGATGCTTTTTTCAAAGCAGTCATTAATCCTTGGCAGAAGTTACCCGATTTTTTTAAGCCAAGATATGATTTAATGAAAGGCGAAGAACCAAATGAATTAAGGTTTTTCGCAACAGCACGTAGAGGTAGCAGAATAGAAGAAGAAGATGATAGTATAGAAGAACCATTGGAATCTTTTTTTGATTATAAAGTAGCAACAGAGTCAGCTTATGATGGGCCGGAATTGCACACATACGTTTCAGATGAAGCAGGTAAAACAAAAAAACCAGTAAGCATAAAAGAAAGACAAAATGTAACAAGATTTTGCACTGAAATAGATTTTGAATTAAAGGGAAAGCATTACTACACTACTACAGTAGAACCGGAAAAAAATGAAGAAGAAAATATAGAATTTCAAGAATTGACAGCAAATAGCAATCCACTTGAAAGAGATGAAAATGGATTTACCGGAACAGGACTTTATACAATATTCCTACCTGCACAAAAAGGAATGTATGTAAATAAAGAATTTGCTAAATACGGTTTTGTAGATGAAGAAATGAATCTACGTACTATATCAAATAAGATAGCATCATTACAAGAGAAAAATGATACAAGAGGAATAAGTTCATTTAAAAGAAAAAACCCAAGAAATTTAAAAGAAGCATTTAGCGCAGATGGTGAAAACAGTTTATACAATCCCGAACTTTTAAATAACCAATTAGACGCAATTCAATGGACAAATAAATTCACTGAATTTGGAAATTTAGAATGGGTAAATGGAGATAGATTATTTATTGAAAAGAAGTTGGCAGATGGCAAAATAGAAATTGTACCAAATAAATTAAAATGGGTTGTTTCTGCAACAGGCAAATTTGAGAAATTAAAAGATTGGTTTCCTAAAGAAGAAAATAATATTTATTACAGAAATGGACAATTTTTTACAAACAATGACAAGTCAATAAATATAGGCGGTGACCCTTTTAAATATGATAAAACCAAAGATAAAAGACGTTCTAACTGTGCTGCATTTGCTTATCAATTACCAGACCCTATTTATCCTGATGATACTTATGATGATACTTTTTGTTTAAGATATTCTTATAGAGAAGAAAGCACGAGACTATCAAATGAAGATATGCTAAAAATGGCATGGTGGTGCGGTTGTAAAATATTATTTGAAAGAAATGTAAACCATTGGAAAGATTATTTCATAGATAATAATTGCGGTGATTTTTTAGTATGGTTGGATGGTGAAGTAGAGCCAGGAATTATAACAGCAACGGGAAGTTCAGGAGTACAAGCTATTTGCGATTATACAGAAGCATATATTAATCAACACATAGAAAAAGTATTTTTCAAAACATTAATAAGAAAAGAAACAGGTTGGTTGGGATTTAAAGTAGAAGATACTGAAAAATTTGATGAACCAATGGCAGCAGGGATAACATTAATAAGAGTAAAAGGAATGAAACGAAAATTAAAATCACAACTGCCAAAAAGAAATATATCAGATTACTTTTCAAAAACAAGCGGTTGGACTTATTGACATTACATATCATACACGACAGAGATAGAATTGATAGATATAATCAGTTAATGAATGAATTAAAAGATCAAGGCATTGATAATTATTTTTTATGGGATGCAATACATGATAAAAAAGGAACTTATCAAGGAATAAATAAAGCACATAAACAAATAGTAGAATGGGCACGAGAAAATCATTTGCCAAGAGTAATTATAGCAGAAGATGATATTAGATTTTTTGACAAAGGAGCATATAAATATTTCATAGAGAATGAACCAAAAGATTATGATTTGTATTTGGGCGGCATTTTCTTAGGTGAAATAGACAATCATAATGAAACAGAAAGATTTACTGGGTTAAGTCTTTACATGGTTAACTATACATATTATGATACATTTTTAGATGCAGAAGAAAATGAACATTTAGATATAGCATTATGTTATAAAGGCGGCAAATTCATAGTATGTGACCCATTTGCAGTTAGGCAACACAACGGATATAGTTATAATGAAAAGAGATTTATGAATTACGATTTCATGTTTGACAACAGGAAAGTGTTTAGAGCGAATTAAAGTATAATTTTACAATACCAAAACTAATTAAGATGGCTGAAAATACATGGGCTTATCCGCCAATGAACATTGATCCAAGACGCAAAAATTTTGCGTGGATACTCCAATACCTTAAAGCATCGTGGAGTGATGCCTGTAATTTCATGCCCTCCGCCATGCTGTTCAATAGAAGCCAAAACAGATTTTGGGAAATAAAGCAATACGTATTAGGCAAGCAGAGTATATCAAAATATAAGAAGATACAACCTGGAGATGAAATACAAAACAATACCGAATTAAATAATGATAGTACCGTATTAGCTATGATACCTAAGTTTATTGAAATAGCTAAATCCAAAATACTTCAGAAAGAATATAATCTTGAAGCAGCAGCGGTTGACCCAATGGCTAAGAGCGAAGAAGATGAATATTTTAATCAGATGAAGATTAAGATAATGATGAATAATATGCTTACTCAAATGCAATCTTCACTTGCACAATCTCCATTAGTAAAATTAAAAAGTAATGAGCCACAAGATATGGAGCAATTACAAATGCAAATGGATTTTGGATATAAGCATATAATGGCAATGGAAGCAGAAGAAGGAATACAATTAACATTTGGGCAGAATAGATTTGAACATCAAAGAACAGAATTAGTTGATAATCTTTATGACTTTGGAATTGGTGGTTTTAAAGTTTGGATTGATGAAAATGGGCAAGTAAAATTTAGGGCTGTTTGTGGTGAAAACTTTATATCTTCTTATTGTCTTAAATCTGATTTTACAGATGGCAATCATGCGGGTGAAATTATACAAGTAAAAGTTTCTGATTTAGCCCCTTACTTCAATGCAGGGCAAATGGAACAGATATGTAAAGTAGTAGCAGGTAAATATGGCAATCCAAGTTCATTTGATGTAAGACAAAATAGATGGTGGGATAAGTTTACAGTAATGGTTTTAGACTTGCAGTTCTTTAGTTGGAATAGTACGGTTTATGAATCTAAGATTGATAAAAGCGGAAATGAAAGATTTGGTAAAACAGATTTTGCAAATATGAGATTTGTAGGAAACTCAAATCCATATAGCAACATGGCTTATGAAAATGATGAAAGCGAACAAATAGCACAACCAACAAAGAATGTTCTTGATGATACAATGGTAGGATTAGTTGATGATGATGTAAGAGGCGGTATGCCAAAACCTGTTTATATGTCAAGCACTGAAAAAGTAGTTTATAAAGGTAAATGGATTATAGGGACAGAATTAATGTACGATTGGGGTCTAAAAGAAGAACAAGCAAGTGAATTATCTTCATGGTGGAATAAGAAATTGGATTACATAATGGGTGCGCCAATGTTTTATAAGATGCAGTTTACAGGCATTTCAGAAAGATTAATTGTACTTGCAGATGCTTATCAATTAACATGGCGCAAACTCCAAAATCTAAAAAATAAACTCATTCCTTATTTGATTGAACTTGATTTAACATCACTTGAAAATGTTGGATTAGGTCGGGGAAATGAGCAAATGACACCTGCACAGATAATAGATTTCGCTTTCTCTAATTTTATTCTATTGAAACGAAGTACAGACCCTTATAAAAATAATCCCAATTATAAGTCAATGGATATTCAGCCAACAGGAATGTTGGAAGCATTTGCACAATTATATGCAGATTTGGATAGGCTTTATTTAATGATACAGCAGGTATCGGGTTTGAATGAATTAACAGATGGCAGCACACCTAATCCCAAAATGCTTGTTCCCGTTGCAGATGCAGCTATGCAAGCCACTAACAACGCATTATATCTAATAAGTAATTGTGAAAAAGATTTGATAGAAAGATTGGGGCAATTAGTTGTTGAGAAAATACAGTTAGCCGTTCAACGTGGTAAAGTGGCAGGATATGCAAAGGCATTAGGTAGCAGTACAGTAAAATTCTTTGAAATAAACCCTGAAATAAGCCTTTATGAATTAGGCATTTTCATTACAGATAATCTTTCTTCTGAAGAAAAACAAATGCTATTGCAGGAAATAAACATAAAAGATAGTCAAGGTTTGCTAACTCCCGCAGATAAATTATTCTTGATAAAAAGCAAAAGCATTACACAAGCAATGGTTTATCTAAACTATATCACAAAGAAAAGGGGTGATGATGCACATCAAAAACAAATGCAGTTGGTTCAACAACAGACAATGGGCAATCAGCAAACAGCCGTTGCAGCAGAACAAATGAAACAGCAAACGATTGTATTGCAAGGGAAAATACAAATGGAAATAGAATCAGCAAAAGGACAATGGCTCTACATAACAGAGCAAATGAAAAAAAGCAGCGACCAACAAGAAGCAGGAATACAAGCTCATGCAAAAGTATTATCAGCAAGTATTACTGCAAGTGCAAAACAAGCGGCAGCATCTATTGGCTAAAAATATTTGTTTAATTAAAAAATAACTATATTTACAGTACCAAAACTAATTTAATGTCCGATAAAGCAGTAATTACAGGTAATTCGACATTGGGTGAAAGTCTTAAAGAAGTAGCAGTTGAAACTCCCGAAACTACTCCAACACCGCAGGAAAATCAAACATCTCAAACATCAGTTACACCAAGTGGTGATTTAGAAACAATCAATATCCCTTCGCCTGAGGCTGCCCCAATAGAAGAAAATTCAAGCGCCTTTGATATTCAGTTTGGTGAAGAAAATGCGCCACAAGAGAATATTCCACAACAATCTTTTACAGATTGGAGAGCAGCATTAAAAAGTGTTGATAGAAATGAATTATTGAAAGAATTAGGAATTACTGAATTTGCGGCTCAAATAAATGAGCATCTTAAAAAAGGTGGTAAAGCATCAGATTACATAGCAGCCAAAGGCATTAATTGGAATGAAGTTCCTGATATGGACTTAGTTAGGGCTGAATTTGATGCAAAATATCCAACACTATCCAAAGAACAAAAAGCATACAAGTTTAATAAAATGTATGTTGCTAATGAAGTAGATGATGAAGAAACGGCAATGGATAAATCCATTAACTTACAAACAGCAGCATACGAATCAAGACAAAGAAGAATTGCCGAACAGCAAAACTTCAAAGAGCCAGAAGTTATTCAGCCTGAACAAAGTGCTGAATATACAAATTGGCAACAACAACAAGCACAGTTAAATACCAATAGAGAAGCATTTAAAAATTTCCTCATTAATCATGATGCCACAAAGTCGCTACTGCAAAACAAGAGAGTTGCCATACCAGTAGATGATAAAGGTACAGTTTACAATTTTACGATTGATAGACCAGAGGCAGTTATAAATGCACTTTCAGATGGGGGCAAAATTTGGAGCGAGCTAATTAAAAATGCACAGGGCGAGCCGGACATTTCTAAGCAGCAACAAATCATTCTTTTTGCATCCAATCCGCAAAAATTTATTGGGCAAATATTTAATTATGGTAAAATGCAGGGTATCAAACAGAAAGTGTCGGAAAACAATAATCTGCCGCCAGTTTCAGGAACGATGCCTCGCAATGGTGCAGTTAACCAAACAGAAAGAGACGCATGGAAAAGTGCGAGATCAAGTACGTTAGGAGGTAACTAACCCAAATAGTTATTTATTTTTTTTATTCCAAAACTAATTAAAAATGGCACAGTTAACGTACATCAAAAAATCGTACGTATCTGCACTCTCTAATTTCATAGATACTCGTGAAATAAATAAACAAGTAGCAGATATAGCAAATGAAGATGCTCTCACAGACATCTTGGATTTCGGGGATAGGAAAATGCCGATTACAACCGGACAGCCTGTTTACCATACATTCACAAACGAAACTCTTTTTAAAATTGGTGATACCACAGGTGCATCAGTTTCAGGAAGCGGCACAACTTCAGTAACAACAGCTTTTACGGCAGCAACAAGCGGTTATACACAAGCAGGTGATTTAGTTATATTCCCTACAGGTGGTATAGTTGGTTATGTTTACAGCGTTGTAACTTCTTCCGGCATTGATACAGTAGTTATCAAATCTGTAAGCGGCGCAAACATTACAAGCACAGCAGGAGATAAACTTTCTTTGTTTTCTAATGCTTACGGTGAAAGAGCCGATGCACCACAAAATGTAGCTTATGGTGTTACTGATTTCTTCAACAAATATCAAATCTTCTCTATTACATCTCAAATTACAGATGTTCAGAACGCAGCAACGATTGAAGTAGAATTTGAAGGACAAAACAAATACATTGTAAAAGACCATATTGATAAAGCAATCAAAATAAAAGGTTCAATCAATGGTGCTTTTTGGGGTGGTGATATGTCAACTACGACATTCAGCGATACCAATCCAACACTTACTGACCAAAACATAGTTTCAGGCGGTGGTGGTGGTGGTGCAGTACAAACCACTCGTGGAGTGAACAAATACATTGAACTATATGGAACTACTCTTAATCCGGGAAATGTTTCCTTTGGTGCAATAGATGATGCACTTGATAACTTGATTGCTAAACGTGCACCTAAAGACCAATTGGTAGTAGGTTCATCTAAAGCAAATAGAGTTTATGATGTGTTTCTTAAAAATTTAGGTTCAAGTGGCGTTAATTCAGTAAGGCTTATCGTTGATGGCAATGAAGTTGATTTCACAGTAGATAAATTTACTTATGGTGGTTTCAATATCAACAAAGCATTGATGCCTATTTTAGACCATCCAACAATGTTTGCTTTTGTACCTGCAATCAAAAACTCTATGTATTGGCTTCCTTATGATAAGAGAGTTAAAATATATGGTGGTGGTTACGACCCTGCATTAAGAGTTAGATATGTACCTAATCAAAATAAATGGGGTAATGAATTGATAGGTGAAGCTCATGGCGGCGCATTAAGTCCCGTTAATCCTACTGGATTCGTTCAGGAATGGAAAATGGTTATGACTTCCATGCAAGGGCTTGAATTTATCGCACCACAGTTTGCACTTAGGCAACAGGTGTTTTAAATAGCTTTTAAGGGGTGGCATGAAGTCGCCCCTTATTTCAATAATAAAACAAATTTTTTATGAAGGTTCTCAAAAATTTCAACAACATTTCAGAACAACTAAGAGAAGAATGTATTGGTGAATTTAAACAAGGAATGGTTAAAACATTCAGAATGCTCAATGGAGTAGTTAATAACAATCCTGATATTACGCAGAGATTAATAACTCCTATTTTCTATCGTGACTCACAGATAAGGACTTATGATAGAATACGTGACCCATTTCTAAATGATGGCAAAGGTGGTTATGTTGATATTGGTGTAGTTGAAAATTTTGATATTCATACCGAACAACCGACAAAATTCAAACTTGTAGTAAAAGGGCAAGGCATAGGCTATTTTCTTTTAGATGGCGGCAGCATAGATGATGCAGAATTGTATGAATTTTTGTGTATATGCAATGAAAATGGCAAATTTAAATATCGTGATAGTCGAGTTACTCCATTGTTTGAAGAAGTTACAGAAGTTGATGGTAATGAAAAAGAACAATCAGATTTTGATTTATTGTTGGAAGCAGGTTCAGCACTAAGGAAATGTAATCCCGACCAAAGAAAGCAATTATCTATATTACTTCATATTGACCCTTCTTTAGATAACAGAACGCTTAATAATAAACTAAATGAACTTGTTAAAGCAAGACCACAGGATATATTAAACGGTTTAAAAGAAGTTAAATTAAAATCCAAAAGAAGTTATAATAGAAAAGAAGCAGATTTGGTTGAATGACATTTTATAGCTGAACAGTGGGTATAATTTTTAATTAAAGTAAATGCAATCAAATGCCCCTGTCTCCTAATTTTACATCGGTAGAACTTTCAAATCTTTCATCTGTCTTAGTTACTGATACATCAACAGGAAGTGATGGTGGTATAGTTGCACGTAGGATTTTTTTCCAAGAATATAACGGCAGCTATTTAGTACCAAGTGGAACATTAACCGATTATGTACCTTTCCCTTTAGGTGGTTCAACTATTACAATAGACAATCTATTACTTAAGGCATGGGCTTTAAATGTAAGAGTTGATTGGGTAGATGCCAATGGTAATGCTTTGTATTCTCTTACTATTTTAAATGGCTATCCATCTTATATAAAATATGGATTGTATCAATTATCTCAATATCAAATACCCAACAATAATCTTCTCAAAGTACGCAATTATAGACAAGCCAAATTAGATGTTTGGGATGCTGTCATTAGTGGTGATAATGCCATATCACAAGGAAGTGATATAACCAATGCACAACGATGTTATGATGCAGCAACAGCCATTTTATCAAATCCTTCAAATTTCTATTAATGGCATATCCCCTAACAGTAGCACAGCAAATACAGATAGGGCAAGTATCAACGTATTTGTCATTAACAGATATTACTAAAAAGAAGTTCTTAGATGGCATACCATATTTTGAACAACAGTTATCATTGCTGATAGCAATGGAAACTGATATACTTAATTGGCAATACGAATTAAATCCAAGTGATATAACATTATTTCAAGCAGGAGATTACTTATATGCTTTATGTGGAAGATATGCTATTGATGCACAAAATGCTATTAATGAAGGAGGGGTTATAATTACTCCGGTAACAGGTGTTGCTACATTCCTAATTCAATTAAAATCATATCCTCAATTTATTGTCGGTGCATTAGACTCACCAATGGTAGATGGTCAGGATACACTTATCATAACAGATGCTTTAGCAGTTGACCAAAGTTTACAAGGTGAAGTAGAAATTCATGTTGAAGGTGCAGAACAAGGCGAAGATTTATCAGATAGGTTAAGTTTCATTGCTACATACGCAACAGGGCAATATACAATCATTTGGAATCAAGGGTTATCAAATGGGATGTTGGTTCAGATAAAATATCCCGTAAAAGTTACTTTGGTTTCTCAACAAACAAGTACTACAGGCAAAGGATTACAAGCAGTTTATGTTGTTGCTACCGTAACAGGAAACACATTAACTGTAATTGAATTAGGTACATTCATGTTTGCTCAAATACGTGGTGCAACCTATGATACTTCTGTAATAACACAGACAGGGCAAGATTTGGATTTGACAAATGTAGGTGGTGTAACAGTAGGTGAATCTATTTTAATATTTTACTATCCATGAGGAAAATATTTTTATTCATATTATTAATTGTTTCCGTTTTTGTTCATGCACAAACTAAAACTTTATTGCCCCCTGTTGGTGGGACAAATACGATATATAGAATAGCAGGAGGCGCAATAGCAGATACAGTTCAATATCTACCTTCGACAGTTGGAATACCAACTCTTAATATGCTCAATTATATGGCTGCAAAAAGAGCAGCAGCAACACAAGTAGATACAGCAAATGATATTCCTTATTGGTATTCACCTAAATTAAACGCATGGTACACGATAACAGGCGGCGGCGGCACTGATACTGCAACTTTAGATGGCGGTGCATTTACAACAAGCAATGTGCAAGTAGGGTTTAATCCTGGTGCGCATATCACACCTAAACAATTATTGCTTGCAGTATTTTACGGATTGCAGCCGCCAACAGCTACTCTTACGGGTGGAACTACCTTAGAATTAACAGCATCGCCAACAGTTACACAAACTTTAAATTGGGGTGCAGGAAGGCAATCAAACACCCCCATATTAAATTCAATCGTTGTTGCAGGAATATCACAAAGTTTTTCTCAACCGCCTTTAAATGGAACAGTAACAGGAACACAATCAGTAAATGTTCCCGCTAATACAACAACAACTTATAGCAATTTAGTAACAGCAAGTTTACAGACAGCAATAGCAAATACTACATTCACTTTCTTAGGCAAAAAATATTATGGACTTCTAACGGATACGACAGGTATAACAACAGGTTCACTAAATGCAAATATTATTGCTTTGGCAGGTTCAGCATTTGCCACGACAAAAACACTTGCAACAAATACAGGTGCAATAACAGGAACAGAATTTTGGTGTTATGCTTATCCTTCAAGTTTAGGAGATTTAACAGCATTGTCATTTAATAGTATTCCTGCATTAGAAGCAATGAATAAAATAACATTAAGTATAACAAACGCATCAGGATTTACGCAGAATTACTTGGTTTATTACAATAAGCAGGCGCAAACAATATCATCAGATATAACAGCGCAATAAAAAAATATATTATGATAGAAAGATGGAAAGATATTATACACTTTGAGGGGGCATATCAAATTTCAAATTTAGGTGAAGTTAAATCTATCGAAAGGATACATCATTCTAAAAATAATTCTTTTAGAAAATGCAAGGGAGGTATTTTAAAACAAGGCAACTGCAATGGGTATAAACAAGTTAATTTATCTTTTAATGGGATAAAAAAAATGATTACTGTTCATAGGTTAGTTGCTGAAGCATTTATACCTAATCCTGAAAATAAAAAGACAGTGAACCATAAAAATGGTGATAAAAGCGATAATAGAATTGAAAATCTTGAATGGAATACACGTCAAGAAAATACGATGCACGCTTATATAAATAAATTAATTAAAGTTGTGCCTACTTATAGCAAAATAGTATTAAATACAAGAACAGGAATATTTTATGATAGCGCCAATGAAGCAGCAAGAAGTGAAGGATTAAATGGAAATACATTATCTCATAGATTATGTGGTAAAAGAAAAAATAATACACCCTTTCAATATGTGTAAATATTTATTAATGGTATCAATTATATTTTCAATAACAGCAAAAGCACAAGTTCAACCGAACAAAAACGGTTATGTTCATCCATTAATAATTCCTACTCATTTCACTGCACTAACTTCTGTTAGTCTCAATCGGTATAAAGGACAAGATACTTTTTTAATTACAGCAAATACAGCAGGATGGTCATTACAACAGGATAGCGGAATAGACTGGAATCATCCTCTTGTTTTTATAAATATTTCAACAAAAAAGATAAGAGTAGATAATGGTATTGATGCACAAAATTGCAGGTATATTAAAATAATTGGATTTGGTTCTGATTCTGCTTATGGTTTTGAATTTGTTGGTGATACTGTTCATACGCCACTAAATTTTCAGGGTATGCAAAATGGTATTCTGATTGAAGGATGCCATATAACACATGGTGGTGCAGGAGGATTATGGGTAAAAGAAGAAGCACCACAGGCTTGCCAATATTTCGGTTTTTGGAGTACGAAAGGAACGGCAGATAGCTTAAAGTATGGTGTGATAAATAATTATCTCGCACCTAATTTTCAGGATAGTGTATTTGTGCGTCATAATTGGATTGATTCATGTGGTGGTGATGGTTATTTCGGAAGCACAGGAACAATTCATGGTAGAGAACCAGTTAACTGCTTGCCTGGTAGTCCTGCAAGACCAACAATGCAAACACGAAATTTTCATATAGACAGCAACTACATAAATTATTTTGGCAGAAGCGGCATACAATTAAATTTAGCAGTAGCAGGTAATCAAACAATAAACGATAATATAATTACGAATTGCGGTTATGAATTTGCTCAAACAAATAGTCCCGATAGCAAAAATCAAGGTGCAGGAATAAGGACAGGTTCAGGAGATATAAATGTAGAAATAGCACGAAATACAGTTGATTACACAAATCTTTATAATTATGATATTGAAGAAGCGGGATGTAATTTCCATGATAATTTTGGAGACCATGTTTCCCTTGTTAATTATAAAGGATTAGTTGTTAACGGTGGACAAGCATTAGCATCAGTAATAGCAGCATCAGCAGACCCACAAACAAGCCCTTTACTTATAAGAAGCAATCAAATGTTTCATACAACAGCAGGGGGAAATGTGGCTTATGCAATTTATGGTGGTAGCAATTTTACTTTATCAACGAATGATACTTGTTTTAATGTTGGTAAAGTATCAGTATTAGCAACACCATTTGTTGCCCTTCCAACTTGTTCAAGCGCAGGATGTGATACTACATTCAGCGATAGCACTTTTACTGTTCAACATGATAGTCCAGAGGTAGCGCATTTCCCACCAACAGTAATAACAAAAGATACGGTACTTATTAGCCCAACAGGGATTGATACTAATTTTAATAGAAATCATAATTATATAACAAGAGTAACTTTTGGCAAACCAAGAGACAGTACATATTTAGATACAATCAGAGCAGCTTACGACAGTGCTTATATATGTTCTTTATGTGCTTCACATGACACAACAATATCAGTTACCCGTATTTTATGTTCAGGTATGAAACCATCTCATGTTATTGTAGTAATGATGGAGAATCATGGCTATAATCAAATAATTGGCAGCGCAAGCGCACCTTATATAAATAGTCTTGCAAATAGTGGAATGTTGTTTTCAAATATGCATGGTGTAGCGCATCCATCACAACCGAATTATATTGCCTTATTTTCAGGAGATACGCAAGGAATTACAGATGATTCATGCAGACCAAGAATTAATGCAGCGAATCTATATACGGAACTTAACTCTATAGGTAAAACATTTGCATGGTATAGTGAAGATTTGCCCGCACAAGGTGATACTGTTTGCGCAGCAGCCCCTTATGTAAGGAGACATAATGCATCTGCAATTTTCTCAAATGTTCCTAATAGCCGTAATAAAAGATTTGTTGATTTTCCAACAAACTTTGATAGTCTCCAAAATCTTGTTTTCATATCTCCAAACTTAAATAATGATATGCATAATGGGACAATAGCACAAGGAGATACTTGGCTGCAAACAAATTTAAGTTCACTTGTTACATGGTGCAATACGCATAATTCAATATTTATAATAGATTTTGATGAAGATAATGGAACGCCAGGAAATCAAATTCCGATGGTAGCATCAGGTCAATATGTGTTAAAATCAAATAATGGAAATAATTATAATCATTATAGTTTAACAAAAACATTATGTGGATTATTTAATGCACCGATAGCATGGACAACAAATTTAGCAGCAGCATCTTTAATAGTATTTTTTTAAAATAAAATATATGGCAACTATAAATTTTTCGGGCGGGAAATCTTTTAACGGTGGGTTGAATCCTGGTGATATAATTCAACTGCAAGCTGCTAATCAATACACTTATCTTTATCTCGGTCAATGTAGTGGTACAGCCGATAATCCTATTATTATTACTATAGATAGATTGGGTGTAGTAAATATGAGCTCAGGCATCACACTTGAAAATTGCAATTATATACATATTAATGGAGGAACTACAAATAGCTACGGGATTAAAATCGTCAATACATCTTCCGTTGCTTTAGTTATAAAAGGTAAATCAAATCACATTGAAATAAACGGGGTTGAGGCTACCGCACTTAATGGGGCTTTATGGGCTAAGACAGACGTAGCAGATGTACAGAACATTTATAATTGCGACCAAAGCTATCTATATCCTAACCATATAGATGATATTAAAATCCATGATAATTATTTTCACGATATACAAATGGATGCTGTTTATTTAGGCGAAACAGACCCTTATGGAACTTCACGTTCTATTACTTGCAATGGTGTGACAACAACCCCAAGACCACAAGGCTTATCTAATTTCATTGTATATAATAATCGGGTAGAAAGATGCAATAGGCAAGGCATCCAACTTTCAGGCTGCGATTTAGGGATTAATAAAATATATAACAATACACTTACTGATTGTGGCTTTGAATATAGCGACAGTCAAGGTGTAGGTATTTTTGTTGGCGGTGCAACATTCAATTGTGAAGTATATGGAAACACAATCAATAACACATGGCAGCATGGTATTTCTTCTTATGGAATAGGTCAAGTTAATATTCACGACAATACAATTAATAATAGTGGCATCTTGGGAGGCAGGACTAATCAATGGGCAATGGCAAATATTTTTCACAACTTTATTGACAAAGCAGGATGCATAATTAATGTAGAAAATAATACTTGTGGATTAAATTCAGATGCAGCCAACGATTATAAAGTTGCTTTATTCAATACAGCAGGAACAGGAAATAGCCCAGATAATGTTGTTGCTAATTCAGGAAAAGTTTATGCAGAAGCAGGAATTACCTATACAGTCGGAACTATTAAACCATTAAGTCCAATAGTTTATTTTACGCTTGATGTTCCAAATAAATCTATAACATTTCATAGACAAGATAGCACAACTATTTCTTATACAAACGTAGATAGGGGCATAGGTTCAGTAACAAATAATTTGTGGAAAGTATTTTTTAATGATGGCACAAGTAAAATCGTTCAGTGATAAATGAAATATCTAATTACCATATTGTTGATATTAAGTTGTGCGGTTTCTTTTTCGCAGGTAAAGATTGATTCAAGTGGCGCAATGGTTGCTACCGGAAATTATCCTGCTACCAAAATGAGAGGCGTAAAAGCATTTATGTTATCAGTTCAGTCAATAACAGATAGGAATAATATACCTGCTAATTTCAGAGATACAGGAATGGTCATACTCGTAAGAGACAGTAGCGCACTTTATTCTTTGGTAGGTGGTATTGGAAATATAAATTGGATTAAAGTAGGATTTGGCACAGGCACAAACGGTACTTTGTTTGCATTGGCAGGAACAAATACAGCATTGGATAATGTAACAGGTGTATTAAATGGTCATACCTTAACGGTTGATGGCGGAAATACAAATTCAGTTATTGACCCTTCTGCTTCACAAGAAAATTTTAATGCAGGTGATGGCACAGCGCAAGCTAATTTGACATTATTTGGTACAGTAGCAGGTGCAAGAGTGCTTAGCCAAACAACTGATGGAATAGGTTCATCTGAAATGCAATTATATGCCAATTCAGATGGGGGATACAATTTCTATCTCAATTCAAATAATGGAATAAATGAAGCTGAAATTTTAGGTGATGCAATAGCAGATACTATAGGTTATTCAACGGGTTCACATATATTCAGAGGAAATTTAGTTTGGAAAACACCAATTTTAGGTGCTGCAAATGATTCATTATTATCCATTGATAGTATAGGTGATATTCATTATATAAGTAAATCAAGTCTGCCATTTTCAAATCAATTTCTAACAGCAGGATATGGAATACTTGGATTTAATTACAATGGAAGCACACCCCAAACATGGGCAGTTGATACTACATTAATAGCAAACAAAACTTATGTAAATGCAATAACAGGACAAGATACAGCAGTATGGATAGTAGATAGTATTGCTTGTGATACTACAGGATTATTGGTTAATACTGATTATTTGGTTTGCCCAACTCCAGTAAATGGATTTGCGGGACATAGAAATCAAATAGCTACTAAGACGGGAAGTGTATGGAATTATAAAATACCTGGAAATGGAGATGTACTTAGTGATGCAAACCCTGTATCTTATTATCAATATGATAGTGTTAATGCTTTATGGAAATTAATAAGCAGGGCAGTATTAGTAGGGTATGCAAATTATGGTGGCGTATTAACTATCGGCACATCTACAAAGAATAATATTCGATTAGGAACAAGAAATGGACTTGCTATAGTAATTGACACCAATCAAAGAGTAGCTTTATCGAAATACATAGGAACAAGAAATGGTAATTATCTATTCTTGGATTCAATCACGGGTAATGTAGATACAGGCTTTTTCAAACCATTAATAGCAGGTACAGGAATAACTATTTCATCAAGTCCACAAGCAGATACGATAAAAGCAAGTGGTGGCGGGGGTAGCGATAGCACTACAGCAAGTAATGGTTTAACATTAGTAGGTAAAGATGTTCGATTGGGAGGTAGCACAAATACATTTACAACTGTTAATACTACGGGCGGAATTGTTCAGTTTTCTTCCTCGGCAGTCGGCAGTCCTACAATAGCGGTAAGTAATTCATCATCAAGTGTAAATTCACAAGCCATCCAAGTATCAACAGGAGCAGAGCAAGGAATAAATATAGGCACAACTACTGGTACGGCATTGACAATTCAAACTTCTGGTGGGATGCCTATATTAGCTTCTAATAGTTCATCAACTACAAATACAGTTTTACCATTAATTCAATTAAATAGAACAACAACCGGAACAGCAGCTAATGGCATAGGGCAATCTATTGATTTTCAAAATGCAACTACTGGTTCTACACGATTATCAAATCAGATTATAAGCAAATGGACAAATGCTACAGATGCAAGTAGAACTTCTGAATTTTCTATTGCAGGTATAGGCAGTGCAGCAACAAATACTTTGCTTACACTTTCAGGTAGTGGTGCGGCAAGATTAAATAAATATGGGGTAGGAACTTTCACAGGTACACCAACATTTGCATTAAATGTAGATGCAAGTGGGAACGTAATTGAGGGAACAGTAGGAGGGGGAGGCGGTTCAACACTTACAAGACAAATAATAACAAGCGGAAGTTCAGGGACAGTAACAGGAAGTAATTATATTGTTACTATTGACCCTGCGGCTACACTTGCATCTTATGTGCTGACAATGCCCGCAAGTCCAACAGATTTACAAACAGTAGAAGTTGACTTTGGTGGTACATTGACAAATGGTACAATAGTAACAGCACTAACCATTTCACCAAATTCGGGACAGACAATTTTAGACAATACACCTCCAACAACAGCAACAGCAGACAACACATTATTATATAGATATAGAGCATCAAACACAACATGGTATAGATTTAAACCATAAAGACAATGAAGAATTTATTTTTTATATTATTTGTTTTAATCAGCACAATATCATTCACTCAATCTTATAATAATGGGCAAAGGGTATTCAATGTAAAATTATTTGGTGCAACAGGTAACGGAGTTTATGATACAACTGGAGCAATAACTTCAGGTGGGGGAGCTTTATCTACTGTTACTTCATTATTCACAGCAGCAGATGTCGGAAAAGTGATTGTGGTATTAGGTGCAGGAACTTCGGGCAGAGATTTAGTTACCACGATTGCTACGTTTACAGATGCAACCCATGTAGGGTTGACAGCAAACGCATCAACAACAGTTTCAAGCAATGGCAGAATAATATATGGTACAGACCAAACAACTTTTATTCAGGCAGCAATCACGGCAGCCAAATCAATAGGAAATGGGAGTATTGTATTTATCCCAAACGGAGTGTATATTATAGCAGGAGCATTGCAAACAAGTGTCGGTGGGGTAAATATGAATAGTCAGATTTATATTCCTGCGGATAGCATCCAATCACTAAAGAAAACCAATATAACTATACAAGGAGAAACTGCACCCAATTGTACTCAATATGGTGTCTTAACTTCTTATAATTTGAATGACTATACCGGAACTGTATTGGTATCTACTTTAACAAGTGGAGCAACAGATTGTTCGGTAATTGGTACAAAAGGATTTACCGGAACATTTGGAACATTTAATTATAATTATTTAACGGTTAAAAATCTTGCAATAAAAGTTCTTGATAATCCGGCAGGGGCAGGGGCAGTCATTGGCGGCATTTCTATGAAATTCGGTTCTTCCTTGATTACAAATCAAGTAATGATTAATCCTATCGGGATAGGTACAACTTCTGTAACTCCAACGAATGACATTAGCGGAATTGAAACACCTGATATAAGTAGTGAGGCTATGACATGGCTAACTAATACAGGTGTAGGTGGATTCAAAACAGGATATAAAATTGGCGAACACGCTGATATGGAACAAGCACACGCTTATGCTTGTTATTATGGGTTTGCGATTAAACAGGGCTATCATAATGTTCATGGCGGAAGAATATTAACGCATTGGTGTACAAATGACATTTATAATATAGCAGGTTCAGTTCCCCCATCAGTAAAAATAGATGCATTAGATGTTGAATATATGACGGCTGCTGTTTCAGGCGGTAAATGGTATGACAATATCAATACAATAAATGATAGCTTAAATCAGATTAAAGGAACGATGTATTTTACGTTAGTTTCCTCAAGTGTTGGACTGGTAAATACGCATTTCACAAAGAATGGCGGATCTAATTTTTCTGCTTATGCTATTGGGGACAGTTCAAATTTAGCTGTATTAAATGGCAACAATGTGTATAGCATTACTTCGGGAGTGCAGACACAATATTTTATACCGCCTATTAACGGCGCAACAGGATTTGTTTGGCAATATGGTGGCAATAATAAAATGGGATTGTATTTTGATTTTGATGGACTGAATAAACACGATCTGAAATTATATAATTATAAAACAGCAACAGCAGTTTTAAATGTAGATTCTGCCAATACAATAAATTTAGGTGGTACTGCTTCAACGGTTTCAACTTCAGGGCTTTCAATTACAAGCAATCAAGCCGTATATGCACCTTTTAGAATAGGTATAGCCCAAACCACACCCGGATTCCCTTTAGACATCACAGCAACAGGGGTAGGTTTAAGTGTAGCAAATGGAGCATCAGGCAGCTATGCGGGGGCAAGATTTATTAACAATGGTTCAAGTTTATTGATAATGGGCAAAGCGGGGAGTGCCTTTTCTTTTGCGTCAATAGCGGCTAATGATTTCTTCTTTGAAAATACTGCATCTGGTAATATAACTATTCAAAATGATGTTGCGGCAGTAGGGCTGACCGGAGGAGGGTTATCTACGCATGGATTTAGGGTTAATACAAATAATTCAATCGCTGTTCCTGCCACAATAACAGCAGGAGGAACAACAGGGAATCAGACAATAAATAAATCGAGTGGTACTGTAAATTTTGCGGCATCAGCAACAAGTTTAACTGTAACAAATTCACTTGTAACCACATCATCTATTGTATTTGCAATAGTAAGAACAAATGATGCCACAGCAGAAGTAAAAAATGTAGTTTGTTCATCAGGTAGTTTTGTAATCACACTAACAGCAGCAGCAACGGCAGAAACAAGTGTAGGTTTTTTTGTACTTAATAATTATTAAAATGAATAAAATGAAAAATATTATCATCGCTTTAATTATAATCTTTATAGGCTTTCAATCTCATGCACAAGTAGATCAAAAATCAAGAGATTCTGTAGCCAACACAAATGACTTTCAAGTTAAAGTAAGAGAAGCTACATTATTGGCAGCTAATCAGACGTTAGCGGACACAAGTCAACACACAGAATATATTTTACGATATTCTTTTTCACTTGTAAATGACCCACAGGGAAGATGGGTATTAGCTATGTCTTATCAAGTACTTACCAATCCACAAATAAATTATGATAGCCCTCAAAATGATATAGAGTTTGCGGTCAACAGTAATTTTGAAAAGATGGCAAGAGCAGCATCAGGCGTAGTTGTTATACCACCCTCACACCAAGATTGATAAAAATGACAAAAAGTATTATAATAATTGTCTTGTTATTTATAGCTTTTATTTGTAAGGCACAGGATAGTTTGCCAAAAGGTTTTCCTGTTCAAAAATGGAATGGGCGAATTGAAGCAACCTATGTACAAGAAGATAGCGGGCATATTCCTTCATTAAGAGACACGCTTTGGCAGCCTCGTTTTTTAGGAACACAAGTAGTATGGTTTCATACAGGTGTAGATACTGCAATGTGGATTTATACAGGTTCACCAATCGGTGCTAAATGGGTAAGACAATTTGGTTTTCCTTCGGGTGGTGGTAGTAGCAATACAATTATTACAGTTCCAAATATCGCTGCATTACAACTGCAAACAGGTGCAGATGGTCAAATAGCAATAACGCAAGGTTTTTATAATCCTTCAGATGGCGGAGGAAGTATATTTTATAGAAACGCATCTTCACTTCAAGACACAGTTACAGGAATGATAGTGAAGTCAACACCATTAGATACCGGAAGATGGATAAATCTAATAGATAGAGGCAGCAGAATAAATGTTAAGCAATTTGGCGCAATCGGGGATAGTGTTCATGATGACCAACCAATTTTACAAGTAGCAGTAGATTATCTTGAATCATTAGGCGGTGGTACAATGTATTTTCCAAAAGGGAACTATCATGTACGATTGCCCGTTTTTCTAAGGAAAAATATGCATTGGGTAGGAGATGGCACAACGTCATACGTATTCAATGATAGGGATACACAACATTCAGTAAGAAATGGTGATGTATATGTTTATTTCATGGGTAATTTCAATGTAACCACTTATGGAAGCACATTACACTATACATCTTCAGATACTCTGATAGCCGCAAAAAATAAAATTCAGTTAACATCAGCAGAAACAGATAGCTTTCATATAGGCGGACTAATTGAAATAGAAAGCCCAACAGGATTTAATGGAAGTGGCGGATTCTTCAGACCTTACTATGCAGTTATAAACAGAGTTACAGAAATTGATAGAGCAGCAGGAACAATAACAATTGAGCATCCAATGGATACAACTTTACCTGTTGCAAACATTGGCATTTGTGATAAAATTGCTGTTGGTTCAGATACAGATGTATTAGGTCAACGGTATTATATAGCAGATAGATGTAGTTTAGATAACATGAGCTTTTCCTCTGCTGATTATGTTGCAAGACGTTATGGGGCATACGAATGTAACATAACCAACAACAGATACCATTCATCTAAAGGTGTCGGCGGAAATGGTTTAAGTTGGTGCAACTTCTTAAATAACTACCTTGAATTTACTTATAAAGCTATTGAATATGCCATGTATAGTAGCAATACACATATTGACCATAATACCTTTGTTTACTATAATGGATTTGACGATGGTGTAATTGAAAGACCTGGAATTAAATTTGGTGAAAATGTAAGAAATAGTACTGTCAGTTATAACACTTTTATTTTTGGAGATGCTTACACAACTGGACCTGTAATTAGTTTTGACCACGCATTTGATAATGAAGTTGTAGGCAATAAAATATATGCACAGCACATAAACCAAAATGTCTTTGACGTAAGAGCAACCAATGACAGCGTAAGAATATTTGGTAATCTTTGCCTTAACAATGAAGCATGGGCAGATAGTGTGTTTACATTTATTAATCTTACTCGTAGTTGTACTGCTTGTTGTGTAGATAACAATAGATTCATTGGTAATATATTTCATGGCACACCTTTACAACACGCATATTATCAAGGGGGCAGTAATAATATTATATGGAATAATTCAGTAGATGCAGGAGATGTAAAAATAGACAGTGATGCCAATAATTTCATGGTGAATACAATGGGGGCTAATGGCAGAGTACCACAGATAATGTTACCATTGAAACAATTTACTGCATCACCTATAAGTGGAGCAATAGAAAGAGATGCTACTAATTTATATTTTGTTGATAGTTCAAAAATAAGACACAAAATAGAATACGGTGACACTGCAATAAATGTTGGTGACAGTGATTATTCAGCACATAGAACAGATAGAATACTTGTTGTTAATGCACATACAGCATCGAGACAGATACATTTAGTTGTAGCTCCACTTGTACAATCGGGTACAAGATTGTTAGTAGCTGATTTTAGTGGAAATGCTTCTGATGTAGCCCCGATAATTATTGTTCATGCAGGAAGTAATACAATAAATGGAGTAGCAGGAAATGTAAAAATTACTCAACCTTATGGATGGGTATCTCTAACGAGTGATGGCATAAGCCAATGGAATTTTGACGCAGGTAAAGGCTATGCCATATTCGCACAACATCCTATTATATATACAGGAACAGCACCTTCGATAAGTGTAGGTGTAGGTGCAGGAAGTGGTTTTGCTGCGACATTAACCGGAAGTGATGGCGCAGGAACAATAAGTATCACAACAGGGACAGGATGCACAGCAGGAGGCAACATAATAACAGTTACATTCAATACACCTTTACTTTATAATGCTATTGTAAATTTAACAGCACAAAGCCAAGCAGCAGGACAAGAGATTAGTAAATTCTTTATTGACCCCGCAGGAACAAGCGCAACCCAATTTAGAATTAAGAACACAGGAACGGCATTATTAGATAATGTTCTATATACCTTAAATTATACTGTCTCACAGCAAACACCCTAATGAATGGAGAACGTAAAGGATATAATTTCATTAAGAGAATATCTTGAAAGAGTTATCTTAGAACAGGAAAAGCATTTTGAAAGACTTATTGAAGAAAAAGAAAAATTGTATAATGAAAGATTTAATGCGGCAGAAGTAGCAGTTAAAAAGGCAGAAGATAATGCTCAAAAATGGAGAGAAAATGCAAACGAATGGAGATCAACAATGAATGATAAGGATAAATTATTATTACCAAGAAGTGAATTTACGGCTTATAAAGAATCTACTGAAAGGGCAACGGGCGTAGAAAGAAGTAGATCAGACAAAAATGAAGGGAAAGGAATAGGAATCCAACAATTTATAGGATGGATATTATTCTTAGTTACATTAATAGGTTTTTTGATAATGATATATAAGAGCAAGTAAAAAAGTAATTTGTTTGGATTTAAAAAATGGCAATAGAAATAGATGTTGACAAGACCAAGATAGGGTTTACACCACGTTCTATTATTTCATTAATTATATCTGTTATTGTAATAGTTTCAGGATATTTTGTAGCATCAGAAAGAACAAATGAACGGATAGATGAATTGGATAAAAAAATAGAAACATTTAATATCGTAGTTCAATCACAACAAGAGTTGATAATGGCAAACAGATTTAGAGACAGTATAGAAATAGATTATTTGCGCAAACGATTAAAATTATATTAATTTTACATAACCAAAACTAATTTTTATGTCACAAGAAGCGACTACAATACCACCTAAAGGATTAGGAAGTTTAAGTTTAAATGATTTTTGGAAAAGTTTATTGCTTGCAGCATTGACCAATGTTTTATTAGAATTATATACTATTATTCAAAGTGGGAATTGGCCTACACACGCTGATTTAATAACAATGACCAAAACAACATTTGCGATTATTTTAAGCTATCTATTAAAGAATTTGGGAACTAATAATGCAGGGCAATTACTTAAGAAAGATGTTTCTGTTGTAAGTGTTCCCGCAACCCAAGCAGCAGCAGCAAATATTCCACCTGTTTCTACGACAGCTAATCCATGAAAAATGTAGATGTTTATAAAGTAGCATTTTTAATATTGGTATGTGTGTTTTGTTATATAATAATAATCGTAATAACCGGAATGGTAATGAGTAAAATACCAACAACAACAGATAACAAAGAGATACGCGAACAAATATTAGAAATGGTTGCAGGTATTCAAAGTAGTGTAACATTGATTTTAGGTTACAAATTAGGCAAAGCAACTAATAGCAAAAACGATATTTAAGTTCTTTTTTTTAATACCCAATGAAAGCGCATAAATTATTTTAGTAACAATTTAAAACAAAATGTTATGCACTTACAGTTAACTATTGTTCAACGAACACTTTTGCAGAATATATTAGATGCAAAAGACATTGAACCGCCTCACGTAGAACTATTAAAAAGGATAGTCAAGGAACTAACAGAGGCATTGAGCCAAGACCATCCACAACATCCACATGGTTTTTCCTAATGTAATTTTGTTAATGACTATTTACCTCATAGTTAGACCCAAACATCCACATGGCTATGTATAAATTTTATATTCTGATAGCTCTTTGTTTCATTACAGTTGTGGATTTTACAGGTTATGCTAACTATCAAAATGCGTTCTGGGAATACGCTTATTTTATAACTGAAAAAGCATCATGGATATGGTTTTTGGCAATCTTTTTTGATTGGGTAAGATTTTTGCACATAGATTTAGATATTAAGATTAAAGTAAGAAAATCGCTTAAAGGCTTAATAGGTTTGTTTTTAATTAGAATTTTATGGGAAATAGTTTCCATTATCAAAGGGTACGACTTCATGCTGCAAAAATCCACAAGTTCCATATACCTTATACTCGTATCATGCTACATTTTTTTAGTGATATTGTGGATAAACAACTTCACATTTTGGAAGCAAAGGGGGCTTGGGTAATTTTACCAATTTTCGGGGTTAATTGCTACTTAATGGCATGGTTTGTTGATATTCACATTTGGTCAGACAGTTTCGATCTGATTAAAAACATAGCATTGTCATTAATAGGTATTGCAATGGGCATAATGGGATGCGTAAATACTTTTTTAGCTATGAAACAACGCATTAAAAAATACAAAGAGGAAAATAAAACCAACAAAAAGAAAGCAGCTTAATTATTATTTATTCATCTCAAAATTAAATTTTATGTCATTTTTTGATTTCCATTGGTTCACAGATTTATTCAATTCTGCTGAAAAGGCTTGGCACAAGTTAGAGCCACAAGTACAAAATGCTTTAATTCATGGTTCAGGAGTGGTTAAAGTTATCAACGATAATCTCCAGGCAACACCCCAAGTAATATTTGATTTAATAGACAAAAAGTTTCCTGATTTAACAAAAGAAAATCTTACCGAAGGATTAGCCAAAGTAAGTGCTTCGTTTGGCATTGCGGAAGCCGTAGATAGCCCCGATATACTTACTCTTATACAAAACCTACAAAAGTATTTTTCAGGTTTAAAAGGCAAATTTTGGGAAGCAGCAGCTTCTACTATTTCTCAAGTTTTAGCGATTGCATTAGCACCGGATGAAACACCGATGGCAAAGATTGTGCAGTTAATTGAGTTTGTTTTCCGCAAGAAGTTACCATAATAATTTCCTTTGATAAACCACAAATAAATAACCCCCAATTAAAAGAAGAACATAAGCCAGAAATGACAGATATTTTAGATAAATATGAATAAATAAAAATGCCGTTCTGCTACTAACAGACGGCATATTATAAATTTTGGAACAAAAGGCGTGTAGCTCAATGGACAGAGCGTCACTTAACTTGGTGAAGGTTGCAAGTTCGACCCTTGCCACGCCTCACTTTTGCTTTGTAAAGATAGCAATTAAACACAAAAAGGCAAAATTAATTTGCCTTAAATTGTTCGGTAATGTTAGATAGTAATTGTATGCTATCGCTCACATTAGAGGTTTAGCAAGTTTCTTAGCCCATTACTTTGAAATTACACGCTAACATACATTATCCGTCGTGACAGCAACATCCCACTTTCGCCGAGTGGTTGCCCCGTTTTTACGGGGCTTTGTTGTTTTGTAAAGATACGATTGAAGCAAGAATTAGACAAAATGCAGCTAATAGAAGTTATTCTGTTATTTTAGGACAAGTTACCGAACATCTTATACCATTTCATACCAAATTTCCTTTTAATCCAAAAGATTCAAGATTCATTGGAAGTCCTATTGATTTAATAGTATTTGATGGAGTTTCAGACGAATTAGACGAAGTGACTATTTATTTTGTTGAAATCAAAACAGGCAGAGGTTATTTATCTTCCAAACAAAAAAAGATAAAAGATGCAGTAGATAACAATCGTGTTAAATGGCATTTAGTTAAAGCAGATGAAATTTGACAGGCTGCATCTTCATCAGTTTTATCTATACAAACCCATTTTGGTTTTTTTTCTTTTAACCTTCTCAAAATTTCCTTTTCGTAATCTTCAATAATTTTTTGATTTTCCATTTTTTAGTTTTTATGCTTTAACATGTATATAGTTACCTGCTAATCCAATCCCTGAAATTAAAAAGCACCCAATACAAATTGCCCTCATTATAGCATACACATTTGGATTAATCATTTTAGAAAAGTTTATAAAGTAACATGATTTCAATCATAAATAAAGCAGCAATTAGAACATACGTAAAAATTGCAGCTATGTTGTAGGTTTTTGTTTTTGTAGTCATAATTGTTTTATTGAATAAAAGCATGAATTAATTTAAGTGTATCAGGTAAAGGATAAGCAACTCCATAAGGTTGCCAACTACCATTTACTAATTTATAATCCCTAATAGCTATTATATGCGATTTATGCCATTGGTAACCATGAATGATAGTAAGTGTATCTGGCTTTGAATGAGGTTCACCAATCGCTTGCCAATGCCCATTTTGATTAAGTTCATAATCTTGCACCCTTGTAAGTTTGGGTTGAACAGTACAACCAAAAAAAAGCATAAATACCAAAGGATGCCAATGAGTCTTTAAAAATGTTCTTATTCCCTTCTTAGTTAGTAATAATGAAAGAAAAAATATCTTTATCTTATGTTTTGTTTTCATGAAATATAATTTTATATACCATAACAAAAATGATAATTATAAGCAAACCGGCTATTACTGCTAATACAGTTAAAACATTTCCCATATCTATTAAATATAATGTAATAATAAATCTTGAAGTTTAGTATTAAATTCATCTTCTGTAATTTTTACTGCATATACATGAGTAAGTTCCAGGATAGCTATTTGCGATTCCCACAAACCTATCCGGCAAGACAATTCAAATTCATCTTCTCTATCCCTATACATTAGAACTTCTATATTGTCTTTAACTGGAGTAAAGCGATAATAACCACGATCAGCAAAGCACACATAGCGAGTTTCATTTAAAACTACTTCTCTTGTTTCTGTTTTTTGAATTTCGATTAACATAGTTGTTTGTTTTTAAAGTTAAAAATTATTTTTAATATAATAAGGCAATTACATTGTAGTTGCTATTATTCAGTTTTTATTTGTATTCAGGATGAGATTTTAAAAACAATTTATATTCTGCATCCAGATCAATCTTTACAAGTGTATCTGTAAATTTATTTTTTAGCCATTTAATAAATGCTTTACCTTCAGATAATTTATAAAGGTCTTTATTACTGATAATTGATAAAACCGTTTTCATGTTTTTAGTTTTTAAATATGTGAATAAATACGCATTCCCCTGCGTTCATTAAGTTCATTAATTAGCTCATTTACTTTTCTTTTAAAGTCTCGTGTATCTTTACGACATAACGGCATTACATTGTAGTAATCAATTGCCTGGTCAATCATTTCCATAAGGTCAATGTTACAAACAGGCATTTCAAAATCTTCCGCTAATATGCACCCTTGTAGGTTTGTTGTTGTTTCTTGTTTCATGGCTTTATTGTTTTGTTTTATCGATTGCGAATCCTGCTTCAATTAACCCAAATAAATCAAAGTGTTTTGAGAGAAGATATTTATACATTTCTGCACTGAATTGGTATTCACCAAATTCTTTAACAGGCAAGTGTAAATAGGAAACCTCTTGATATTCTTTATCTGTCATATCACTTAATGGGCGAAGGATTGGTTTGATTTTAATATAATCTACCGACCATTTGTATAAAAATTGATAATCCAAGTAAAACACTCCCTCTTGCTTTAAGAGAGTTTTATCAGCCATAATAATAGTATATTCAAATTGACATCCCAAATACAAATGCAGATAATCTTTCATGTTCATGGTTTTATTGTTTTTCATTTTAATAATTGTTTAGGAATATGCCAAGATGATTGCTTAAGCATTTCAAATATTCTGCTTTGTGTTGATTCTGAAAGTTTTAATATCAAATCAATATCTGATGAAGAAAATTGACAAGACTTTAAACAATCTCGTTTAATTTTTTCTTTTTCACTTACGTATCCCCAATCTATATAAATAGACTCATTCATGATTCTATTGTGTTAGGTGGATTAGATTCTACCCACCAGTTTACAAATTCAGAAGTAGTTAATAGAATAGAATCAAATTTATTTTCTCCCCTATTTCTAAATACCTTATTGTTTAAGACTTGACATTCAGACCATTTGCCCTCAATTTTGAACGGGTAAAAAATTAAACTTTCTATCTTTTCTACAACAGCCATTAATAACGGCCATGATTCATTAAAAAAAGGGTTTGGATACCATTCATTCTCTACATGGTGAATTAAATCTTGCGTTCCCATAGAGAATTTCATAATGCAAAAATCTTGTCCCATAAATTGAATGAATGATTTTGCTGTTGCTTTATCTATATTCATAATTAATCTATTAAAATATTATATAATTGTTCAAATGTTATGCTATTCAAAGAGGGACAAACAAAGATTAAAACACCATCTAAGGTAAGTTTATAATATCCTCCTTGTGATTTAAATAAACAATCACGCAAAGAGTTATAAGAAGCAAATGAATGCACAGCTCTCGTTGTTTTAACTATATCGGTAGGCTTTAATTTTCTTAAACTGCCATTAAGCCAAATTTGCAATTCCATAATAATAATTTTTAAAAGTGAAGTTTAAAAAATTGGATAGTATAGAAATACCATCCTCTTTGAACCAAAACTAATTTCTTTGTTTATATATCTTGTTCTAATGATTGTAAATTATTTATTGTCTTTATCCATTCAGATACATAAGCAGATATATATCCTTTTTGAATATTGCCATAACTAACATCATTAGCGTTTAATAATCCTTTTCTATCATTATTGCAAGCATCAAAAACAGTAAGTCTAAAATCATTTGAAAATGAATTTTCCGCATAAACCCTAACCCAACAGTTAGGGAATTTATAAGAGTTTATAATTTCAGCTTTTACTTTTTGGCCTGTTATATTTGAAATAGCTTTTTTTAATGAGATATTAAAAGCCTTTGCATTACTTATATCTATATTGTTATTCATGATTAATAGTTTTTAAAGTGATTGTAAGTGTTTTCTGTTTTTCAAAATACGTAAATCAGTATAACCAATACTTCTAAGTTCATTTAATAGGGGCTTATATTCTTCTTCATTTGCCGGTAATTGTTCTTTAATCCAATCAATATGAGCGCAGGAATGTTGCCCATTATGAGCATAACAAGTGACAGTATCATTACTAAAAGTTGTCCAATAGTCTTTAGGGAATATTGCCACTATTTCACCGGATTCATTATCCTTTACGAATTTTACTAAAGTTTTCATGTTTTTAAATTTTGATTGTTAAGAAATAGCTCCCAAAAAAATAGAGAGCATAATAATAACATATAGCAATCCTACTATAATGTTTATGTCTTTATTTGTTTTCATGGCTAAAAGTTTTATGATTTAAAAAAATATGCTTTTAATTCTTTAGGTACATTACCGTTATAATATCTATTGGCAAATTTCTTTTTGGCTTCTTTACAAGTCTTTGCCTGGTCTGTACTGCATAGATAAGTACCATTTAAAAACAAGTCTATTTTATAGCACTTTGTTTGATTGTTATATTTTTTCATGATTACAGTTTTTAAAGTGATTAAACGTTTATTGTTTTAGTGAAGTTTGGCGGGATTGATAAATTGATTACTGAAATTCTTAAACGGTTATATCCGTTCTTATCCGCCCAGGCTTTACCTTTATTCATTATTTTATCTTTATTTACATATCCTTTACATTGGTATAGAATTTCTTCCATATAATCAGGCTGATCTATTTTGCAGCCATATAATAATGTTTCAATCATAACGATAGTTTTTAAAAGTGATTAATTAATTTGGATCAGTTTGCCATTAGAATAAAATTCGTATTCATTAGCTTCAATAGTTTCGGTTATTGCTTCTTTACTTGTTAAGTAATCGTATTCTTTAGAAAGTATAATCCGATAATCTTCGCAAAGTGATTTTAAAAATTCATTTTCTAATTCCTGTAATTTATCTTCGGACTCAGCACTTTCATATTTGTCTGAATTTTCGTTCATGTATTCACTAAAAACCAGCTGCCATTCATTCATAAAAGATTGAGCAGTTTTATAAGTTTCGCAGCTTTCGCCATGATCCCTAAAAATGTTTTGTGCAACTTCATTCGCGGCAAGTGTAAATTCAGCATTTACATAAGATGCTCTATCAATATCAAACGACTTAATTTTTAAACCTATATTTTCAGCATCATCATAAGTAAAATCCCACCAATTATTATCTACATTAATATCATAAAGACTTTCAATAGCTGCGTCTTTTGCATCGTTACTAAGTTCATTAAACTTGTAAACTTTTGTTCTTATCGTTCTCATGTTATTTTTTACGCCTGTTATAGACTGCGCCTGTCTTTAATTTTTAAAAATTAGAAGGTAATATTACATATCCTGAATTAAGACTAAAGAAGTCTTTTATATAGTTTAATAGCTTTTTCATGGTTTGATGTTTAACTGATTTCTTAAATTGATTGAATTGTTTACAACAATGGAAAAGCTATCCGGTTGACTTCTTCTTAATCCTTTGCCTTTAACATGATACTCAACATAATAAACATAATTAGGAGTATTGACTAATGATTGTAATAAAGATGCAAACTGAAATGCCTCTACCTTGCTTTTAACAGTAGCAACAATCGTTTCATTGTTAAAAGGATCAACTAAAATTACTTTTGATTTCATAAAATAAGTTTTTAAAATAGTGATTATAAAAAAAGAAAAACAGTTATTAACGAAAAGTGATTAATTGTTTTTAAGTTCATTTATTAATTGAGTCATTTTTTCAGCTTCGCCGGAATACATTTGAAATACTATTCCGCCGCCATATTGTTTATTATGAAATTTCTTGCCGCCAATTTTATTAGCTCTCTTAACTGCTAATTGATATAATTGTTTATAGTTATCAATTCCATAACTATTACGTTCTTCATCAGTAAGAAATTTAAAGAAATGACATACATAACGAGGATTACCATTAATGTCATTATTTACCCTTGTAAATTCGATTATTTTATTAGTAGTTTCCATGATTGTAAGTTTTATTGTTATTAAAGTTCGTTAAACCAGTCCTTAACATAGGTTACTTTAGAAAAGTTATTAATTATATACTTAACTACATCTATATATTCTTTAGTTTGATTGTTGGTTAATTCAAGTAAAATATCATCTTTAGCAGTTTCATAATCATTGAATAAGGCAACAAGTTTTCTTGTCCTAAGCATATCAAGATATTTAGTTAATAGCTTTACATATCCTTGTGGATTAATTTCATTTTCTGTTTCCATGATTGTAAGTTTTAAAAAGTGATTAATTAAAGCACAAAGATAAATCAACTTTCAACTTTAAACCAAATAAACAATGTTAAATCTTTTTAACAATTTGTAAAATAATTTATTTCTTAATCCAAATACCTTCTTTACCCTTATCTATGTAATTAAATGATAATTGCTTTCCTTCTCTTTTATTAGCTGCAATCAATTTATAAATATATTGTACTGATACAGGAAAACCACGCCTATTATAAATAGTTTGCGCAAATTCTCTAACTGGTATTAAATTATTATGTGCCTTAGGTTTATTCATTTATAACCAACATTTTTTCTTTGATGTAAAATATTACCTGCTTTTACTAAGAGATCATAAAATAATTGCTCATAATAATCAGCTTCATTTTTTGAGCAAGTACATAAAATAATATATTCAACATTTTTTCCTTCATTAAGAATATTTAAAATAGTTTCATTTTTGGATAAAGTATGTCTAAAAGTTTTTTGTGTTATTTGAGGATATTTTGCATTAGTGATATGTACTTTAGTTCGTTCTAAAACTGCATCCCTTGTGCATCCTATATAAAATATCCTTTTACTTCTTGTGTCAATTAATCCATAGACATTACAAAGCTCATTCATTATGCAAATATAAATCAACTTTCAACTTTCACCCAAATATTATTTACAATTCCCTCCAATCCAATAACCAGGCAATGATCCCCTCCTCCCATACAATCATAGCTAAAGATCATTAACCTGTCTTAAATCGCCTTAAAACACCCAAATCAAACCAGTTTC